TTTCATTAACAGCGGATACTAGGTTGGTTTTATTTTCGGTTTGTAAATTATTTAATGTACCAATGTTTGTATTTGTTTCACTAACAGCGGATGTTAGGTTGGTTATACGTGTGTCATTATTCGTAATTCCATTTTCGATATTAGTCATTCTATCTGCGGACACAATCGTTTTTCCGTCTTCCCATATTTGTTTTTGATAAGCCATATAATCCTCCTTTAAATAAATGGTATTATTTTACCAATCATACCACTATATATCGTCCCACCACTTAATTCACTTGCGAGAAATTTGTATGTCGTATTTTTTAATAACTTATATACTGACATTGTAAACAACCCATCGGGTACGTTATCATGACCTTGTGTGCCATTTGTTATACTATTTATTAATTCCGCATTACCTTCTGTATTATTTATAGTAAATTCTATTTTCGCGCCAGCAGTCCCCCAACCAGAAGCCGATGCAAAAAGTTCTATATAACAATCTTCTATAGGCACAATACCTTCTGACAATTGTGTAGATGTTACATAAGATATTGATTTTGCATCTACTTTATTGATTGCTGTTTCTATATTATTTTGTAATGTATTAAAAATAGCAGCATTTAATTCTGTTCCGTTTTCATACACACTATCAATTATTTCATAATTCGTACCATTAATTGTCACATATCCTTGTGTCTTCAAGGTAGCGTCTTGGAAAGTTATTTTATCCATTATTTATCATCCTCTCTTTTTATTATATCATATTTTTCAGAATCTTCCAAATTAATGATATTTTGTTTATATAATTCTAATAACAATTCATTTATAGTAATTATTGTTTGTTGTAATTTTAATTTATCTGATAAATTTTTTGGGAATTTTAATAATTTCATAATAATTAATCACTCTCCTTTACGCTCATATATCCTAATATGTCCAATACCATTTTGCCAATGCCTGTATCTAAATATGGTTGAGTTGAATTATTTGTTGACTGCGGTGATTCTGGGCGAGGCAATGTTGTTCGCAATATAAATACATTTCGTCCAGACGATAAGTTATCTTTTAAATTAATTGTTTTTACTGTCGTTATATGACCTGGCGATGTTGTGGGCGTATATGTAGCTTGATTATTAATTGCGTTTACTATTTCTTCTCCTGACAATGGATCATAATGTTGTAAAATACCTGAACTAGGTGCGACATAATAATTAGTTATTTCATTTCCACTGCCTTTATATAATTTTAATTGTTTTGGATAACCATTACCAACAGATACATTTTCAACATTAAATACGTCTTCTGAACTAATATATATTGTTATATAAGCATTTGTTATTGTAAAATTGTCTGGAATAAATGCGTCAACAATGCAATCTGCATAACCGTATTGTGAATAATAATCTATTTCCTTAAAACCCACAAAAGTAAAACCGCTGTCTAGTTCTCCAACTGATATAAACTGTAAATTAGTTAGTAGTCCATCACCGCCGATTACTCTACCACCATCTAATAATCGCAAATCTTGAGCGGTTACTGAACCATCTAAATTGAATTTTATTTTATCACCAACTGTTGTAGTACCTTCTAATGCTATTGTATCACTTGCTTTTATTTTAACATTACCAGTTGATGTTGTATTTATACTAGCTATCAGTGCGTCACCATTATCCAATATTTCTGATTTACTTTGTATTAAAATTTCATCACTTGCTACTTTTATTTCGTTTGTTACATCAACTTTAGTGGCAAATTTTTCTGTATAATCATTTTTGTTTAAATACGTAACAGAAATATGTAAACCATTAAATACCATCTTAGAATCACCTTCTGGTAATAACACATCTATTGTTCCTAATTCATATTCTCTTGGCTTTTTTAGTATATATTTTACACCATTGTTTGTTATTCCTATTCGTTGTATAAACTTACATACACTATTGATGATTTGAAATTCGTCCATTACTGCGCCAATTTTATAAAGATGATTGAATGGTAATGTGTATTCGGATATAAGTTCATCGTTTTTATATATTTTTAAGATAGGTGAGTTTACTTTAAATTCACCAACAATATATGATTTACTATATTCTTTATGTGCCCTACTATATGTTACTCCACTTTTAATCATACCACATAATATTCCTGTGGTTCCTAATTGCGCGTTATTTACTATGGGATACTCTATATTGCCTGTTAATGTAATATTATATGGTTGTGTATTAGCTGCATTTTTGATTGTAACGCTATTGTTATTTGCAACAGTAGAACTAATATCAACAATTTTTTCTGCTAAAGCACTAATAACTTGATTTTGTTTATCGACAATAATTCTAGTCTTTTTTAATTGTGATGCGACACCAACTTCATTTTTATATTCTGTTTCAACTTTTGTATCAGCTTTACTACTTAATTTACTTTTGATATGACCATTATATGAAATAGTTCTATCCCATGGATAAGTTATATACAATTTATTATCTAGTCCTTTGTATTGTATTCTTTTGTTTCCTAATAACCAAGGATGCCCTGTGGTAGTAGACTCAATTGGTATATATTCTAATCCGAATAATTTTTTCGCACCTTCTATAACTTGTTCTCGTAATTCTGGAGTATATGTCAAATTGTTGTCTGTTATTTGAAGTTCTGTTACACCGTGTTGAGTTATACTATTAGAATCTTCAACATATACATTTTCACCTTCTACATTACTTAATCCAATAACAACTCTATTGACTGGACCAAATTTTTCTTTTTGTAATGATAAATCATAATAATTATCTGGTGAAATTTTGTTATATTGGTCAATATCATCATTATCTATTGAAAAATCTATATAACATTTATTATCCCAACCAATTCTTATCCAAGAATAAGCTAATTTTCCAATATCTTGCATGACTTTTCTATATGTATCATCACTATCATATTGATTATTTTCAATAATAAAATCATTATTCGTAAAATTTGTTGTAGCTAGTTCCACACCACATTTATTACAACAATATTGTGCTAATTCTTGAGCTGTACAAGGATATGTTAAATCGGTGTCATCAAACACTTTATTAAATTTTTTAGTATAATCCATACTTTCAAATGATGTTTTTTCTTTTACATCATCGTTGGTAGGTTTGGTGATTAAAAAATTACCTAACGAATGCCAAGTTGTTGTGTTACCGATTTTAATACCCATATCTATAGAAATTTCTTTGTTTTCAATTTCAAATAATTTATTTATGTCTTTCAATTCACATGAAAAAGTTCTGGCAACAAATTGACCAATACATATCGTTGCGGTATCAACATATCGAAAATCTTCATATGTTGCATCGGATATACTATCTTCTGTAATCATAACATCGCTATCTACTATTTTAATACGAAAAGGTATTGTTGCAGTATTGTTTATTAATGCTTCTTTTTCAGTGTCAGTCATATATTATCACTCCTAATGCCCTATCAATTCGAAATCGTCTATTTCAATCATTCTACGTCCTTCATAAATCACTGGTGCATATAAAATATCTGTGTGGTAATATGTATCAGTTTCATACCTATCTTTGCCATCGTTATAAGTTTCGATTGTTAAACGCATTGATTCTCCAGCTTCATCTAATTTTAAAGCATCATAATAAACCTGAAATTTTTCTGGAGTCATTGGAGGAAATGAACACCATATTTTACTACGAGTGTGTGGCAATACTTTTACTGTTAGTTTACCGCTTGCAGTAGTAGTAGCATCAGCTACTTGTACTAATTTAGGAGCATATTTAAAACCTTTTCTTTTAAAACTTGGGTTTTGAAATGTACATCCATTACACTTCATATAATATCCTTTAAAATTGCTCATATTTCCTCCTTATACTTTTAACACTCCATAACGATCGTTTTCCGAATCCACATACTCACCATAACCTTCAAATACTTTTTTGTTACCAATATAAATTACATTTTTTGTAGGTTGATTATTTCCGAAATCATATTGATCTAACGCTTGGATTAATGCGTTTGTAAGTGATGTTGTGATTTGATCGTTATTTGCAACTGCTGTTTTATTACCTATTGACCCAACATATTCTGGGCCATTTTCTCTTGCGAAGAATAGTTCTCCTGTGGTTGGATAACCTCCTGCTTCATACCAGTCAACATTTAATTTTGGTAACGTAGTTGGTAAATGTAAGGTACTTAAAACTTTTTGCAACGTACCTGTAGCTTGCCAACCATCGCTATCCCATTTTATATGGGGTGTCTTTAATTTGGCTTTCCAATTATTAAATTTATTTTTTAAGTCATCTAGTGTTTCTCCAACTTTTCCTGCCGCCTTTTTCATATTTTTACCCATATCTGAAAAAGTATTACTTATCTTTTGACCAATATTACTAAATATTTCTCCTGCTCTTTTTTTCTGATATTGCCATGTTGTCAAAACTTCACCTGAATTATCATCAATATATTTTGCATTGTCACCTAATTTTGTTTTAGTAGTTTTTTTAATATCATCGTATTGTTTGTTAGCGGTATCAACAGTTTCATTATATGTTTTTTTGGCAGCGTTTACCATAGCTTGATATTCATCGTCGTTTATCGCGCCAGCTTCGGCTAATTTATCAGCTTGTGCTAATATCTGTGTATATTGTTCTTCGGCGTCTTTTATAGTACTATCTTTTGTTTTTTTTGCATTTTTAATAGTTTCTGATGCTGTTTCCAGTGTTAATGCACCCACATTATGCTTTAGACGTGCCATAACACGTTCGTATTCATCTGCATTACTTGTTGCGTCACTTATTGCGATGTCATTATTTGTTCTACGTATAGTATTTATTTCTGACATTTCTTTTTCCGTAAGTTCCCTATTTTCCGAATGTGCTGTTGCAATAATTTCGTTTATTCTATCATATCCTTCTTGAACTTTAGAACTTTGATCATCGTAAAATTTAGAAGTTTTATCTACTAATGCTTGGTATTTGTCTGTACCGAGAGTTTTTTCTAATGTTTTTAAATTTGCTAATTCTTTATTTTTACTCGTATCTAATTGTGTGACGATTGTATTTTTAATATTTGATATCTTTGTATTCACATCTGCAACATCGGCATCTGTTACAAATTTTCCTTTAAAAGATACAGTATCTATAGCTTTGTCAAGTGATTTTATATCATCTATTATAGGTGTTAATTTTTTTTGGCTTGATTTAGAAACACCTTTATCGAAATCATCAACTGTTCTATTTATTTTTGTATTTAACTCTTTTATTACACCACTTAACGCGATAGTACCAGCTGTTATGCCGCTTAATGGATTGCTAGCTGTATAAATGAATAAACCTTTTTGTACACCATTTAATTCATTAAAACTTTCTGTTAATGATTTATTTCCACTAGCAGCGTCTGATAACATCTTATTAAATTTCACACCAGTATACGCACCTACGCCCATTGCTGCTGCAGTAGCTAAAATGATGCCACCTAAACCTCCAGCACTCATACCTAGTTTACCAGCCAATGTACCAACAAGAGAAGTTGTTGCTTGTAAACCTGCTTTAGCTGATCCACCACCTAATAGACTGAAAAAACTAAATATACTTTTTCCTACTTTTAATAAACCAAATGCGGCACCCAATGCGACAACAACAGGTATTATTTTTTTAAGATTTTTTCTAGCATTGTCTATATTGTCACTGAATTGTCTTGTTAATCCTGCTAAAGCATCGTATTCTGGTAAATCAACACCTAAATCATTGGCTCCGGTTCCCAATCCTTTACCAGCAGATTGTGTCTGCGATTGAACCACGTTTAATTCATCGAATGGCGCTAACATAGTATTTAATTTATTTTTAGTGTCTTCTGCTGAATCACCAATATTAGTTATACCTGTTGATATATTGCTTAAATTTGATTTTGTTGTTGAAAAATCTATTTTAAAACCTAATAATGTAGCTAATCGGTTGGCTAATTTTGTCAATTCTTCTGTAATAACCATAACATATGGTATGATTTTCATAACAATTGGTAAAAAGACTCTACCAATAGCTTGTCCTAATAAACTAAACTGTTCTTTCACAACGCGTAACGCATTTGCAGGTTGTATTAACGTACGACCCATATCTGTTTGCCATTCAGATGATGACTTCATTATTTGAATATAGCGCAATTGAGCTTTTTGAGCCTCTGTCATATCATTAATACTTGTCTTTATTCCCAATGAATATGCAGTTTGTTGTAATGTGTTTTGTGATAATGCAACACCTACATTTCGCAAAGGCTCCAATTCTCCAGAAATAGCACTTGATAATTTTTGATAAGATTCTTCAAAAGATAAATTCTTAAATGATGCTAAATCATATGTTAATTGAGTTAAATTTTTACTCATAAGATATGCTTTATCACTGCCGGTTCCTAATCCTTTTATCAAAGAATTAAATGACCCCATGTATTGCATTACATTCGACGGATCTAAGTATAAAGCGTTACTGAACTTTTCAATCCATGATAAACCTTTTTTGCCATAATCACCCATTGTAACCATAAACATATTAAACGATTCATTGTAATTTGATGCATTATCTACTAAACTACCTATTTTTTTGCCAGTAACAATAAGGCTTGTAATTACACCAGTTATGGCTAATTTATAAAGTGAAATTTTTTTAGTTAATTCAGTTAGTTTTGTTTGAAATTGACTTGTACGTTTATTTGTATTATTCGTTGTTACGCCAACTTGAGCAATACCATCTTTTAATTTTTGTGTAACTGTAACTGTATTACCTACTTTATTTTTATAAGTGGTAATAGAGGTAGTCATGCCATCGAAAGCCGAAGATACATTTTCAGCTGCTATTTTATATCCGTTTAAACTTTTTATACCCACGGTATCTAATTTTGATGATATTTCATTTTTTATATTCTTGTCAGTAGCAGCAAAACCCTTTATTTGAGGTGTTTTTGTAGCTGTTTTATTTTTTATTCCAGATACATTTTGTTTCAATTTACTTATGTTACTTGATGATTTCACAACATCCATAAGTGCTGTATTTAAATTTTTAAGTTTAGTGATTAAATCATCCACCTGTTTTGATGAGTCCTTTGCTGCGCTTTCTATATTTATTTGTAAAGTATCCATAGTTGCATCTGCACCATTCATGTTTAATCACCTCCTCCTTTTTCCTTAAATCTCTTTTTCATTTCTCTGGCCCAAGCTTCAAAATGTAATCTAGCAATTAATCTATCATTTTCTATTTGTTTCGCTTTTTCTGTATCTGTTTTATAACTAGTTACATCAGATAAATAAGGTTTCGATGAATATGGTAGAGGTTTTGTCCCTTTTTTACAAAAAGCATGTAATACAGGAGAAACTTCACAAAGTGCCTCATATATATACATGCCTTGTTGCCATAATTCTTCGTCTTTTTGTCGAACTTTCAATTTATATGCGTCTCTATAAAATTTTGTTCGATACGCATCGCCATACCAAAATTCGTCATATGTCATACCAAATGACATATATATAGGACATTGTTTTTCAAAAAGGGCTGTTAAGGAAGTAAACTCTACTTTTGACTTGTCTTTGGTGATAAGTCGATTACTTCCCACTCCACGTTTCCCTCATCTGTCCCATCCTCTAAGAATGAATCATATGTTTCTTGAATCATTTGAGATAATGCTGTGATTAAAGAATTCTTATTTTTACATTGTTTATAAATGTCATCGATAATATTTTGTTGAACGTCTTTGTGATTTTTTATAAATGCGGCTGAAAAAGCCAATTCAATATTATTCATTGGTTTTTTTAAAAATTCATCTAAAACAAAACCACTGTTTTCTAGCATTTTAATACTCATTCTATCATATTCTAAAGTATATTTATTATCTTTGTATGTTAGATTTATTTTTGTATTCATATTCTACACTCCTTTTCTCATTAAACATTAATTATTCGCCTAAATCAGTTGGTTTGGCAAACTTTTCAGGCGCATTAGTTGGTGTTATATAATTTGTAATCTCTAAAACAGAACTAACGCTCGTTTCAGGTAAACCCATAGCACTCGGATTACCAGTAAAATAAAATGCTTTTGTTAAACCAGGGACTACTATTGTAAACCAAGTAGCTTTATTTGATGTTTTAGCTGTTTCATATGCAGTCATTAATGCATCCCAAGTTGTCATTAATTCTTCTGTTAAGTTAAATGTAAATTCAATCGCACCACCAATATCTTTCAAACCATCTATATATGTCTTATATTCTGTTTCATCTAATGTTGTTGTTTCTAATGATTCTGGAGATGGATTTAAACTTGGTGTAGATTTTATACCTTTAATTCTTGTATAACCAGTTGTTGGTCTTTCACCTGCAGTTGTTTCCACTGCATATAATAATTGTACACCTGCTGTAGATAAATTAATTGCCATAATTAATACCTCCTATATATTATATTATTTTTTATGTCTAAATTATATTCATACCTTAAATAACACACCATAACATTATTATCGCTTTTTAATGGAGCTATTGCGGGATCACCTATTCTCCGTAAACAGCAATACTTCTGTCCTTTTAGATATGTATCTAGAATATCAGCTATTCTTCGAGTATTTTGAATCGCCGTTCTTTCAGTATCTTGTATTGCATGTATCTCAAATTGATTTCCCATATACGATATATTTTCACCACTATCATCATCATATCTAACTAAGTCTTCATTTTTTATATCAGAAATAGCAATCATAGGATAATTTATTTTAGGATACTGTTCATATTTTTCTTTAATTGTTATATTTTCATATTCACCATTATATGATGGATAGATTCTTTTAACTGCATTTGTATCTGAAAAAAATATTATAATATCATCTTTTAATTGCGGAGTTAAAGTTTCGATATCGTATCCCTCACTTTCTCATTTACAATTTTATTTATTCCCTCGTCTCGCAAATATTGTATTGTTCTATACAATTCTTTACCGCTTGGAACACCTTGTGTATATATGATGTTACCGTTTTTTGCGTATGTCCAATATTTACCACTTATTATATTATGTTCTTTTGATGATTCATTGGCATCTCGTATATGTGAACCACTATTGTATGCGTTTAGTTTAAAATTCGTTTGACCTTTCCAAGGATGCCCATCTTTCGCACCTTCGTCACCAGTACCAAATTCTTCATAAACAACATCTTTGCCATGCGCTACAATAGAATATCCGTTTTGCAATTTTTTAATATATGTATCCGGTGGTTCTATATTTTCATCAAAAGATTTACTATAAAAATTGTTCAGAGCATTCAATCCATCTTCGGCAATATCTTTTGTTAAAGTATTATTTGCATCTTTGAGTGTATTAGATAATTTATTTAAAGATTTTATTAAACCAGTTATATCATTTGATGATAATTTTATATTTTTATTAATTTTCATCCCAATCGGCACTCAACCTTTTTAACATTATTTCGCCTTCATTTATGTAAAATAAAGGTTGTTTATATACTTCGTAATCAGCATCTTTGCATAGCGGATCGTGTGTTTCGGGTATATCTTTATAAACATATAATCTATCGTTTGGATGGAATATATCTTTTTCTGATATATTTGTTTTTATCCTTAAAAATAAAGGATAAGACATTCCAATCGATATCAAATCACCACTGCTATTTGTTGGTTGATAATCTTCATATAATGATATTGGTTCTTTAAATAAATTCAATCCATTTTTTTCATAGATTTGGCATAAATATAATTTTTTTTTGTTTCTTCGTAGGTTTCTCATATTTCACCTACTTTACTAATGGAATTATACCATCTAACATGTCAATAGGGTAATCCCCACCACATGTATAATTTCTTGTTACACCATTTTCGCTATGACTAGATTGTCCCTCTGCGCCGATTTTAGAAAAAGCTGTAACACATAATGGGATTATTAAACTATCGTATTTTGGATCATAAGGTTTGTCTTCACTAGGTACAAACCTACGGCCTTTATTAATTTCTTGTATTGCGCGATTTAATTCATATTTTAGAATATCATCGTCTTTGTTAGATACAATAATATCTCTAAATTTTAGTATTCGTTTTAATTCCGTTACTAATTCATCCATTGTACGACAATTCATAATATCATCTCCTATATTTTGAAGATCCACCAATATTTTTTCGGTCTTTATTCATTAATATCTGTTTTTTAAAATCTTCATTTACTAATTGTGTTTTATATTTGATATTTCCATTATTTTCTATTTCTTTTGTAGGTTTATGTGGTATCACATCGATTTCATCGTTTTTAACATCTACGTCAACCTCAATAAAACGTCTACCCACACGAATGTAATACTTTTTATCTATTTCATATAGCATTATTACACCTACTTTCTAATATTTTTAACATTATTTTTTGATGTTACTACATCATTTTTTTTATCGTAATCAATTTTTGATTTTTTTATTTCATCTTTTTTATCAGAAACAATAGCATATCCAAGAGGTTTGTATATGTTATCATATACACCTCTTGTTACTATTGTTGTTTTGTCACCTTTTGTTATAGTTACCATATTAATCTTTATGTGTATCTAAGATTACGATTTTGTCAGCCATTTCAAATGATGGTAAGCCAATCATTGAAACTTTTGTTTCTACATTAACAGGGTCTACTATTTTACTTGTTGTAACAGCAACACCTTGGTTAACAATACTCACATCTGCAGTATTAACACTGTTCATTAAATCTGATTCCTCAGGAGTAGTACCTAAATTTGTGAATCCTAAATCACCATCTGGTAGGAATGTTACAGTATTATCTGATACATATTTATGAGTTGTACCAGCTTCGTCAACATATACGTTATCATAAGCATAGAATGTTACACCAGTTTCATTTTTAATATATTCAATTGCTCTAGCAGTTGTTACAGGAACAGTGCCATTTGCAAATACATATACGGCATTTTTAATAGCTGTATTTGTTCTAAAATATTTTGCAGTAGTTGAATTACATACAGCACGAGTAATTGTAATACCTCTTGCTTTTGCTTTTTCAACAATATCAATTATATCACCAATGATATCTGCAGTAGGATCACTCCAAGCTTTAATAACTGTTACTTTTTGAGTAGCTGTGTCTAAACCATAGTTATATGTGTATGATTGACCATTTCCAGAAATAACAATTTGTCCAGTTGTTAATAATTCCATTCTCATTCTTTCTAATGCTATCTCACTAGAATCAATTAAACTGGATTCATCATCATAAATATTTATTAATATTTGATCAGCAACAGCTTGATTGTTGTTAGCAATCATATTATTTAAATCTTGTCTCATTTTTTCATCTACATACATAGATTCTTTAAAAAATGGCATTTCTGTAGATACTTTTTCGATACCTTTTCTATCTCTACGAATAGCTTTCGCATCGAATGAACTAGGTCTCAAAGCAACTGGTTGATTATTAGCACCTTTAACCCATTCAAGTTTAGTTCCCAAACGTTTTTTAACTGGGAATAATGTAGCTCCTAATAATGGTTGTGCGTTTTGATTTTTTTCAGTCCAATATGCAACAACATCTGCTGCTGTAACTAAATCATATATAGTTGCCATTAAATTGCACTTCCTTTCACGAAAATAATTCTAGATAATGCTGTTTTTGTAGCATCATCTATTAATGTTTGTGTAGCACTGTCTAATTTTAGTAAATCAATGCATCCAGCTAATACAATAGTTCCATTTGCATTACCAGATGTTACATCGACATCATGTAATAGAATAGCTGTAGCATTTGAAGATTTTGCTCCTCCATCTGCCGTTGTAGTAGTTGCTTTTACAAAAGCGGTTCCTCTAGCTGTAATATCGCCATATAATGGTGTACCAGCTTTTAAAATTTTCTTACCATCAACAGCAGTTACTCCTGTATTACCTATAATACATGGTAATGCAATGTGATAACTATCTTGTCCGATAAGAATATTTTTAATATTTCCATATGTTTCTTTTGTTATCATATTGTATATCCTTCCTTTCTTATTTAAAATAATCGAATTTTTCGCCACTAGGTTTATTTTGTTCTGCCAAACGTTTTCCCATAGAACCAATAGTTTCTTTTCCATCAGGATTACTTTTGCCTTTTCCTTTACCAAAATCACCCATAGCATCTTTTACTGCGTCTTGTTTTCCTTTTTCATACGCATTTTTTACGATTTTTGATACATATTTAGCAACATTGTTGCTTTTGTCACTATCTTCAACCGTAATATTATCAACAAATGTTTGAAAATCTTTATCACCGGAGTCAATTCCTAATATATCACGTGAATTTGTTAATTCATTAATGACAATATTTTTATTACCAGTGATTGTATTTGCGTGAAGTAATTGCTTTAATTTTTCTATTTCAGCGTCTTTATCTTTTTGCGCTTGTACTATTTTTTCATCATCTGTCATTTTATTTTTTAATTGAGTTTGGGCATCAGTTAATTGCCCTTGTAATGAGGTTACTTCATTTGTGTATTTATTTTTATCTACATAATTTCCTGTAGATAAATCTGCAAATTTTTTTCCACTCATAAATGTTTTTACTTCGTCTAAAGTAATTCCGTCCTTATAAGAATCTCCCATAAGGTCTTTCATAAATTCAAAATCCATAAATTGTCCTTTCGTTCTAGTGATTAAGCGACTTCTCTGTCGATTAGAACCCTAAATTATTTAAATGACCGATAGGTAGGTCAAACTTTATTTGTTAATCGCTTTTGAGAAATATTCCAAAGAATATCTCTCTTTAATAGAACATCCTAAGATTTCTAAGGCGTCTCAACCATATTTTATTTTGTATCATTTCCAGCAGCAGCTTTTTCTATTTGTGCAGTTTTATTATCGCCATTCTTATTAGAACTTTGACCTTCTCCACTAGCCTCAGCTGATTTTTTTGCCATTTCTATAGCATCTTCTTGCCTTTTAACTTTGGCTTCTTCACCACGTTCTACCATTTCACGAGTTTTATTTGTTAAATTAGATAATTCTAAACAATCTATTGTCGCTAATTCACCAGTGGCAACTAACGTACTGAATGCTTGTGTCTTAGTTTGTAAATTATCTGTAGTGTGTCTACCTATAATTAATTCGATATCAATAACTGAAATATCACTATTTATTATTCCTAACATTTTAAGAATTTTTAAACCAACTGCCAATTGCTGTTTTTTAGCCTTTTTAAAAAATAATTCTTTAAGTCTTGCGACTATTTCAATATCTGTCCAACCATCACGATTTAAAACAGCTACACCAGTATCCCCACCGCTAGAATTAGCACTTCTATCAGGAATACCTGTTATTACATTTCTAGCATCCTCTAAATACTGTCTTATATTTTGTACACTAACACTGTCTAGAGAAGGCGATATAAATTTTGCATCTAAATTGCTTGTATTTCCATTGCCTTTTGTTAATGTCAATATTCTTTTTTCTTTTACGCTATCGATGGCATCATTATCTTCAAATTCAGCGCCAATAACAATTAGTAAAGATTTTATTGTTCCTTCAATATCATCTAAAGCATTACTACTAACTAAATTGCTGGCATTCATAACAGCAATTGCTTGTTCCCAATCACCTGTTAAAAACAATGAATTTTCAACCATAGTAATAGGATTCAATCCAATAATATTTACAGTAGTTTTCAAGGATTTTGGATCACCATAAGTAAATTCAAATTTATATTTATTTGTATAACATGTATATTCATATTTTCCAGTTAATTTATTTTTAATATAATATCCTGAAAGTATTTGAGGATTCCCAATACTACTACTTTGTACAACAAATGTTGTACGAGGATCTAAATAATCATATACAATTGGTACTTCAGGTGTATTGTCTTTATTTATGTTTTCACTCGGTAATGTTATCTGATAGCCAATACCACAAACAGAAGCATATATAGCTGAACAAATATCTACATAATAACTAGTTTCATAATCATAAATGTCAGCAAGTTTTGATACATCTGGTTGGTATTTCATATCCTTTTGTAAAAATTCAACAGCATTACCTAATGAATATCCAACTATTTCTCTAGTTATTGGAAACGCATAATTAACAACTGTTTGATTATTTATATTATTTGTTGAACAAGGTAATTTTGTAAGAATATCTTGGTCACCTAAAAAATAATGTATTAAATAATCACAATCTGCAGCATTTCTCATATGGTATGGAATCGCTTTTTGTATGACTTCAAATAGATTATCAGGTGTAACCTCGTCATAATCTAATATAATTCTTTGTCGTCCATATTGAATTTTATCCAACGTATACTTATTAGCTTTCAGATTATCACCTACTTTCAATTAAAAAAAGAGTCCATGCTATTTAGTAACATGGCTCTTAGGCTCTTCTATTTTTATTTCCTTGCAACATTTTTTACACCAAAGATATATATTATTAAAAATACTATCTTTTTCTACTCTGAATAATTTCTTCCCACATTGTGGACAAACTACGTATCTCTTTTCCATTAATCTCACCTTATTATATCATATTTTTTTTATTTTGTCAAATTTATGAGGTTTATCATAACATATTGTTATATTCCAAAACGACTAGCATCATAAACTTTTGCTGTATTTTTAAAACCACCTAACACATTCGTTATCATTCCAGCTAAACTATCTGGAAAATCATCATGCTGTTTTTTCTGAGCATTTATATTTTGATTCCAACTATATAAATTCTGCATAGCAGTCTGATATTGTATATTTCCTTTTATTGTGTCAGGATGTTTAAAATATATTCTATATGTATTCTTTTCGGTAGCAATACCTTTTATTTCATTTTGACACGCTAGAATTCTATCTCGTTTTGCTTTATTCGTTGGTGCGTTATGTGTTGTTATGTGACACCTATATCCAACATCTGCTAAATCTTGTTGCATTAACGTTGAATAAAAATCTCCACCATTATTCTTTTCAACACCAACACGTGTTGCTTTATTTCTTATAATTATATCTCTAACAAATGGTCTACTACCATCGTCTCCACCAAATTTATTTATAAACAAGACGTCTTCTATATATACTTCTGTTCCATACACATATCCAATTGGTAGTGAAAAATAATCATCTCCACCATGTGTAACATCGGCATAGCCAACAATCATATCTGGCTCTTCCCCAGGTAAATCATAATAAAAACTTACATTTTCACGATTAAACACCAAGCCATCTCTCTCAACAGGCGTCATCAGATATTTTGCACTAAATATTACCGGATCTTCTGCAAGTTCCATGTCTTTATAATATTTTGTATTAAAACCTTTTCCATAATCATATTCAAAATTACTATTTCCATTTTCATCATAACATGGTACTGAAACGATTCTAACTCTATCCATAGCCCCATCAATCTTCGCATTTGCGACAACACGACTTGTAACATCATATAAACTCCAGGGAGTGTTAATATGAATTTCAGGACATGGACGATAAACTCCATCTTTACATAACTTCATAAGTTTTCTATCTTTGATTGTACCGGTATAATTATAATACAACTTTTCCAATCTATCCGGATTATTCGCCTGTTCAACATCTTTAACTAAATCATCGCAGTACAACAGAACGTTAGCTTCAACACTACCAGTACCACCTGTTTCAATAGATAAATAGTTATATGTGTGGAAACGTTTGGTTGTGTTTATATCTATAAAGTTATAAGCACTTGATTTATCGACAATTTTGTTATTTGGAAAAATTTTATTATATCTATATTCGTCACTAGTCATAAGCTTTATAACTTCTTTGTAAAACGATTCTATCAATCTCGCACTATGTCCTACGCCAATTATACTACCACGCGGGTTCATACTACCTAACAAAACTTGCAAAAACAAACCAATCGTCGACTTCCCAATACGTGGGGGCAAATTCAACACCAACAAGTCTAATTTATCATCAATTAAGTCTTGCACACCTTGTATAACACCATGTTTTTTCAAAAGCTTCGCTCTGGGCAAATAAAATTGATTATTTATCGGTCTATTCCATTCCATAGCTATACAAAAAGATTCAAAATCACCTTGCCTTGCTTTTGTATCATATGCGGTAACCCAAATATCATTTACCATATCTTGATTTTTAGGTGTGGCATCGTATTTTATCACATTTCGTTGCAACAAATCAATGATTATTGTAGCATATTTACACGCTTTATCAAAATCACTAATCGATTCACAATCAACTTTTATACTATGTAAACCTTGTAAATAAGTAAGAGTAGTTTTATCTTTTAATTCATTTAATAATTCTATTGTTTTTTCAATACGCTTTTCAACAGATTCTTTTATATCCATATAATCACCCTTTTATACATATGCCCATAATGTTTCTAACGTCATGAAATAACAACTACCAATAGGCTCATTTAAATATTCCCAAATCATATCTTTTAAATAATATTTAATATTATCTATTGAATATATATATAATTTATATACATATTTATCATGTAATGATAATTTGTTATAACGTGATTTTATATAAGCACCTTTTCCACAAAATTCATAATAATTATAAAACAACATATCTCCATAAACCAATCCCATATATTTCCTCACAAAAGTTATATTATCAATACTATTATAACATATTTATATAATATATTCAACATAAAAAATCAAGGCTTGCAAACCTTGATATACGAAAAGAAAATTACTGTATATTTCGTCATTTGGAGATGAAAAAAATAAAACAAGCTTACTAGCAGATTCACACTGCTCAACTATATACGTTGGTATTCTACAGTAAGCATGAAATGGTAGTTTTTTACTACCATTGAAATTGGAACTCAGCTGTGTACATATAGGGTACTAAGTTCAATTGTACATGTTTGATAGTACATATTAAATATATCATACTATAAGCCATTTGTCAAGATAATATGAAAAAAAACTAGAGCTTCTAAAGTTTTCTAGCCACATTTTTAAATTAAAGAAAAATAGGGCTCCGTCATTTGGAGTATTTATAGATGTGTATACCCGCTATAAATAGTCTTTAATTATAACAACAGTGCCCTTACAAAAGACTTTACGCTTTTTCCTCGCTTTTGCGATTGACATCTCAGTTTTTATAATCTTACTTATATACTGAGATAAAACCTTGTAAGAAAGGTACATAATAACACATACATAAAGTATGTGAAACACTCCAGTTTGTTATAGTCATACTGGACGATCTGACTCGTATCTTTAATAGATACTGTACTAATGATATACCCTATCGCGCTTTTAAAGTGTTTCTGCACTTATAGGTTATTATTGTTTATAGTGAGTATTACTGCACTTTCTAATAAAACAAAATGCTAGAAGAGATTATGGAATTTTTAGCAATTACTGCAGTTATCTTAGTGATAATACTACTAATGATATATATCATCAGTACACAACCTGTTAAAGGTAGTGCCATTACTCTATATTATTCACTTAACACCAACGAAAGAAATTAAGTTTTCATATATTTCGTGTAGACGACTTCGCTCGTTGTCTAGGGTATTAGTCGTTTTCCCTACCTCTAAAATAAGTGCAGTACATAAAATATACTCCTCTCGCAAACACAGGATTTTATGTGTTTTTCTTGTATAGTATCTTTATAGATACTGTACTAATGATATAAAGGTTTCTAAATTAAACATTACGCTTAGTTTAATTCGTTGCGTTAGGCCAAGTGCATCCATCAACCTTTAACTCGACGTGGTTATTTATATATCATCAGTACACTACCTGTTAAAGGTAATGTTAACAATAGTTAAGGTGCGGCAACACCCTATTGTTAAATAAACAAGCAATAAGTTTTACAAAAACTTATTAGTGCCTTATAGACACCAACAGAACAAAATTTAAAGGCGTAAGAACAGAAAAATAATTAAAACCAATAAACATTGCTCTGTTGCTACCTATAAAGGTAACACGTACTAAATTTAAGTACTAACTTCAAAAAACTAAAATATTTACATGGCACACTTGCAAGGATTTGAACCTTGATCTTACAGATTTGGAGTCTGTTATTTTGCCTTTAAACTACAAGTGTATCTGATTCAGGTTATTAGACGTGAACCACTCCTTTGGAATACGAACCCAACATACAGCCGTTGCACAGTAACCTGAATATTTAATTGACAATATTAATATAACATATTTATTTTATTTGTCAACCACTAATTTATTTATTAAATAGTTTTGATATTATTGAATGAATAAAGAATGTTATTTCAGATGGTGAATAAGGCACCAGTAATAACAAAAATATTAACATTTTCAAAAAATCCATTATTTATTCTTCTCCTTCAAACATTTTTCATTCAACAATAGTGTTCCATCGCTATTTAATCTTGGCGTCATTGCTCCTCCATTGCCCTAACAATTGTTGTTTTGGTAAATAGGGAATTAGTGCTTTATGCCAAAGTCTCATCGTTATCACCTTTCTTATTCTTTCGATATTTGTCATACCATTTGTCATATATCGTTACTCCGATTGGCACATTAAACGAATGATCTATATTGTCCATTATTATATGTTTAAAATCATATTCTAGACAGAGCATAGGATCTTTCTTTAATTGTTTTCTCTTTATTCTTCTATTTTTGGTTCTTTTATATATACGTTTGTACCTGTTACAAGGCTTAATATATTTATTATAAATGAAATGTCTTTCAATTTCATCTACCTTTGCAATATAACATTTTATATCATCATCTGATATTATCCCACCATCTGCAAGTTTCAACATTTTATTCTCATCCTCCTACCATAATAATAAATCAACCATTGTATATTTACCATGTTTTTTCAATACATGTTTTGCTATCTCATTAGCACCATTTCTTTGAATACCTTTCGACATCAACAACTTTATAAACTTCTTTCTCGTCAATGGTATTGACTTATCGATGTTTATGTTCATTGATAAGTTAGTGATTGATATGTTTTTATATGGGTCTATTTCATATATATCATTTGTATTTAATTCATCTAATTCAATTGTTCCACATAACTCACATTCGTTCCCATTCTCGTCAACCATTATTAATTTAGATGGTTGTATCATACTAGTGTGCATTTTATCTCATCTCCTTTTCTTGAATTAAGTGTAACATATTATAAGTTATTAGTCAATAGTCTTTTTATAAAAAATTTACTCGATGGCCTAAAAAAACCAGGGGGGCACGCCTAGACCTCTAGGGGTGAGGGGGATAGTATTACATAGTGGCATAATAAACAATATAAATGTTTTAAATAATATAAATATTTTAAATAATATTAATCAATTAATCAATCATTAAATAATTAATAATAAAAAAAGACAACACACATCAACACTAATATATACATATATAACAATATATAGGCATGCTATACGCTAATAATATATAATATGTATATAACTACTATTGTATACCACCCCCCCCCCTAAAAAGAAAATAAAAAAAATTTATAAAAACTATTGACTAATAGCATATAATATGATATATTATAATTGTAATAAATAAGGAGGATATAAAAATGAAAAAAGTAAAAAAATTAAAATTAAGATCATGGGTGAAAGATGTGTTATTGTTTAGTGCTTGCTTATGTTTTATAACAATATTTGCAATAATATGGCAAATAAGAATGACAGAAATAGAAAAAAATACAAATACTGCAAATAACAATGACTCAACAATCGTGATGGTAAACGGAATATATTAAAAAACTATTGACTAATACATAATAATATGATATAATTAAATTACAAAATAAGTTATGCTTCTTATACAAAAAGCACCCTCGAAAGAGGACGAAAGGGAAAAGAAAATGAAAAAATTTGAAGAATTAAAAGTAAACGATACTATAAAAGTAAATGATTATACTTTAAAAATAACAGGATATAACAAAGAATTCAATGGATACTATATTGAGGGTAGAAAAAACAATGACTATAATACATATATCAGCTTATTAGTACCAAGTAAACAATATAATAAAATGGATGAAATAAGTAAATTATACGCAACACCATTTAATAAAGTTAGTGAGGTGTTATAATATGAAAGAACAATATATAAATGATGATACATTACAAAATGAAGCTTTTCAAATAAGAGATGATTTCACATTGCTAGAGCAATCAAAATTAGCTCATAACATAATAGACTTAATAATCAATGATATTCAATACAATTTAGAGACAAACGACGATAAAAAAAGCTTTAATACATTAATAACAACAGAATTACAACTAAATGAAATTATAAAAAGAAATGAGGTAAAATAATATGAAAGAACAATATATAAATGATGATACATTACAAAATGAAGCTTTTCAAATAAGAGATGATTTCACATTGCTAGAGCAATCAAAATTAGCTCATAACATAATAGACTTAATAATCAATGATATTCAATACAATTTAGAGACAAACGACGATAAAAAAAGCTTTAATACATTAATAACAACAGAATTACAACTAAATGAAATTATAAAAAGAAATGAGGTAAAATAATATGAAAAAAGAATTTTATACACTAGTTATGAAAAATAATAAAAAACAAGCTATTAAAGTAAAAGGTTATATACTTAAAACAAAAACTAATTTATTTGGAATATATAAAAACGAATTTAATGACTTTGATATTATTGATTTAAATAGTGGGCTATCTGTAAATTATCTACACTATTACAAGCTAAAAGATTTTAAAGAAGATATTAGGCTATTTGACAACAGGTTAACCAAGTTTAAAGAAGATTTTAACGATTCATATTGTAAATATGTAAATAATTTCAATGAAATATTAGAAAACGAGGCTAACTAATATGACATCAATCCAACCAATAAAATATACAAAAAAAGTAAATTATTACAATAAAAAAATGGAAATCGTTGACACTGTAACAAGTGAAAAACGATTTTTCACAAATTTAAACGATGCAATAACACTCTTAGCAAATACCGAGTTACACTACGTTGAAAACAAAAAAGGCATATCTGTGTTTGAAGAAATAGTAATACAAGACACAACTGATCCATACAATTGGAAATTTTACAGAAAAGAAATCAACACAGCAACCAAAAGAATTATGACAAACTTCAATGAAGGAAGTGTTATTGATGTACTTTAAAATGGAATTGACAAATACAAATGATGAACTTATTGACGAGGTCAAATTTAAATCAATAGAACAGTTAAAAGAATTTTATTATAATTTAGATGATAAAATCGAATTACATAACGAATGGCGAGGGTTAACATTGAAATCGTATATCGTATATGAAGACGAAGCCGAAAACATGCAAGAATTGAAAGCATATTATAAAATATTCCCAGAAAATCCTGACGAATACATACTAACAAGACCATTAAAACTACGCCAATTAAATCAAACAACGACAGTAACAAATAATAAAAGTATCATATCAGGTATTTTCTGGGTACTTATAACAATTTTATTTTTACCGTTTGTTATAGTGATATCAGCAGCTAGTAAGAATTAGAAGACATGTAAAATGTCTTTTTTTTGTATTATTATATAATTATAAAGCCTGTTTGATGCTTATTTGACGCCTGTTACGGCGTTTTTTATTATTATTTAATATATAATACATATTTTATTAAAAACGTCTTAGAATGCGTAAAAATAACAATATAAACATATATAATATTAAGTATATAATATATGCACCTTTTTAAAGCCTGTTTTTAGCCTCATACATGGCTTTTTTATATGGCTTAGTATATTTGTATTAATCCATATATAAACGCCTAAAATATGTGCTTAAATATGTTTATAGATTGAAAACAAATTAATAAAATAATACAAACTTTTAAAAATTTTATAATACTATTTAGTTAGTTATTTATTTATAAAATTTCATTTTTCAAATATGAAAGTCGATAGTCGTTTTGATTTTTTGAAAGTCGATAGTCGTTTTTATTTTACTTGATAGTCGGCATTAGGTATCGTTTCTTCTTCTAATTGTTTTTGAATTGCATCCATAGTCGATTTACTACTTATTTGAGCATTATCAGAAGTTGGGGTAACTGTGATATTTTTATCATCTCGTAACCCAAAATAGTTCTTTCCTAAGAAGATGTATGTGACTGGATTTATCTTACCAACTAAAGCCCCATTTTCCATTGACATATGACAATATGAGATAACATTTTTAAAAACGTCGGAAACGGGAGAGTTCGGATTATTGGCATGAGCATAGATTGTATCTCTATTAACTCCAAGATATAAAGCAATAGCTACTATAGTCGGAACAGTGTTAGTTCTATCACATAAATCAAAGAATTCTTCTAAATCTTTCTGTAATGCTTCAACACTTTGAAAAGCCATATTTGGATGAAAAGTTTTTTTTACACAATGTTCTCTAACAGCTTTATTAAATTCTTTAACATTAGGATCACTCATATATTCTTTACTAACTTTGTTATTACTTATATTCCCTCTTTTATTGGTGATTTCCATAAATTTAGTAACATTATCTCTGTTATCATCATTAATTCTTCTTCTAGGCATCAAAAATCACTCTCTTTCAAAATACTATAATAATTATAGCATAATTTAATCAAATAGTCAAGAAATTATCAAAAATTGCCCTTAAATTACTCAAAAAACTCCCTTAAATCGCCCTTTTTAGAGCAAAAACTCCCTTAAAATGGGCATTTTTTCCCTTAAATTTTAAAAAACTCCCTTAATGATTTCCTTATTTTATAAGGGTTTGGAGGCCATTAAGGGCAAAAAAGGGACAAAAGGGCGAGTAAAAATCCATATATACACATATACACATATACATTATGTATTTTTTATTTTTCCATACGTAAGAATATTAATATTTTTATATAAAAATATCCCTTAATACCAATTTTTCCCTTATTTTTCAACAAATCTTAAGGGACATTTAAGGGAGTTTTTAGGGCAATTAAGGGAAAAAATCTTAAATTTAAGGGAAAAAAGGGCATAAAAAAGGGCAATTTTTTAATATATAAGTGGTTGCCAGCCATTTTGTAAATATAATTTTTTTATATTTTTATAAAATTATCATTGACAATAAATAATAAAAATGATATATTTTAATTACGTTAGAAAGATAAGGTGGCGATACAAAAATGTACATGTTTAAGAAAGATAAGTATGTTGATTTGTTGGATGGGAGAACGGTTGAATGGTTGAGTAGGCAGATTAATTATACACCAGTAACATTATATAATATATTTAATGGACATAAAAAGTGTAAGAAAGTGCTGGCACTTGCAATAGTTAAGACCTTGAATAATGAATATGAGATTGATGATTTTTTTGAAACGGTAGAAGGAGAATAATAAATATGGGTAAACAGAAAAATATTCCGATTGAGTTAGAAAAGACAATGATGCCACTTGATAGCATACCTTTTATCAATAGTAATAACTTGCAATATTTATTACCGAAGAGTGCGATAAGTATTAAAAATGAAAATGAATTTGAATATAGATATGATATTGAGGTTGTTTGTCCTAAATTGGTGCAGATTATAAAAGAAAGTGAGCATTTTAAGTTCGTTAAGGATTCAAATTTGGGCAATATAACATTATATATGTATAAGAATGGTTATTATCAGAATGTGACTGAAAATGAGTTTAAAGGTATGATTAGAAAATGGATTCCTGAACTCATTCAAAAGTCGAAAGATATTGATGAAATTTATAAGTTGTTACTTATGGATGATAGTTTTTATGTTGATAATGATTATTTGAATAGTGATGCGAATTGTATTAATTTTAAAAATGGTATCTTAAATTTAGATACAATGACACTTAGTGAGCATACACCCGATAAAATGTTTACGATTCAGATTCCTATAAATTATATCCCTCTTGAAAATTGCGAAAAAGGACTTGTATTTGAAAAATATTTGAATGAACTTGTTGATGGTGACTTGGAAATGAGAGAATGTTTGTTGGAGGCAATGGGTCTTGCTATGTCGAATATACCTGGTTATCTTACGAAAAAGTCGATTTTAATGATTGGCCCTAAAGATTGTGGGAAGACGCAGATAAAAAAGTTGTTAACACATTTAATCGGTGTTAAATATACAAGTAGTATTGAACTTAGTAAGATGAATGATAGTCGTTTTGGTACTAGTGAATTATATAATAAGAGATTAGTTGGTAGTAATGATATGCAATATACTACAGTTAGTGATATGGGTATTTTTAAGCAATTAGTTGGTGGAGATCCTATTAGTATTGAATTTAAAGGTCGTGGGGCATTTTCATATATCTTTAATGGCTTAGTTTGGTTTTTGGCAAATGATTTTCCTAAATTTAGTGGTAAGAAAGAAGAGGCGGTGTATCAAAGATTTATGATTATCCCTTGCAATCATGTTGTTGAAAAGGATAAGCAAGATCCTTATCTAGTCGATAAGATGTTGAAAGAGGGAGAATATATTGTTTCACTTTGCATTGAAAGTTTATTGAAACTTAGAAAAAGAAGATTTAAGTTTGTTGAAAGTGATAAAATGAAAATGGGTCTTGATAGATATGTTGTTGTTAATAATACGTTATTAGAGTTCGTTGAAGAATGTTGTGATATTGATAATAATTTATTGGTTACAGAAAGACTGTCTGTTAAATCGTTTAAGACTAATTATCAGATATGGTGTCGTGATAGTGGTATAAAGCCTATTGGTCTTAAAAATAAGGAAATTGAAGATTATTTGAAACCTAGATATGGTACGGAGATTAAAAAGAATAATGGTTATTATAATTTGTCGAATATAAAAATAAAAGAAGGTATGGCATCGTCATATGCGAATTAAAGAGGAGATGGGACAATGAGTAAACTTAAGTTATTAGAGTTATTTGGTGGTATAGGTGCTTGTAGTAAGGCATTTGAAAGAATTGGAATTAATTATGAAATAGTTGATTATGTAGAAATAGATAAATATGCTGTTAAATCTTATAATTCTATTCATGGAACTAACTTTGAACCTCAAGATATAACATCTTGGAATAAAGATATTGAAGTTGATATGATAATGCATGGTAGTCCATGTCAAGATTTTAGTTTAGCAGGAAAACAATCTGGAGGGGATAAAAACAGTGGGACTAGAAGTAGTTTAATGTATGAAACGATTAGAATTGTTGAAAAATTAAAACCTAAATATGTTGTTTGGGAAAATGTTAAAAATCTTCTGAGCAAAAAACATAAACATAATTTTGATGCTTATTTGGAAACAATGAAACAGTTAGGATATACAAACTATTATCAAGTACTTAATGCCAAAGATTATGGTATTCCACAAAATCGTGAAAGAGTGTTTACCATTAGTATTAGAAAAGATATTGATACTGGCTTTGTGTTTCCAGAAAAGCAACCACTTAAACTAAAACTTAAAGATATGTTAGAAGATAAAGTTGATGAAAAATATTATTTGAGTGATAAAATGATTAATTATATAAGTGCTGATAATGAAAAATGGACTGGAAATACTGACTTAAAAGTTATAAGAAAATATGGAATATTTGATACTGAAAAATCTACTCATCAAGCTGGAAGTGTTTATGATGGAAACGGCTTAAGTCCAACGTTAGATACTATGCAAGGGGGATATAGACAACCTTGTATTGAAATTAAGAATAATACGAAACAAGGTTATCTGGAAGCTCATGATTGTGATGGGTTTTATGCCAATGTTTCTACTAAACGTGGAACAATTCAAAAAGATATAACACAAACACTTACGACTTTCCAAGATAAAGGAGTGGTGGTAAAAGATGAACAAAATTAATAAAATTGACATTCTTCAAACAGTAAAAGTTAAAAAATATGAAGTTGATACAAATTCGCTTAAAAAAACTTTGAGGGAACATAAATGTTATACCAACAAACAGATTGCTAAAAAATTAAATAAACCATTAACTTTAGTTGAGCATTGGTTTAGAAATGACAATTGTTTTTCTATACCTGATTCAGACATTTGGTTTGATTTGAAAAAATTATTAAAAATAGAAACTGATGAATTTGATTTATCAATAACCACTTTTGAAGAAAAAGAAGGAGTTTATGAAAAGTCAAATAGATGTTATTTTGACAATAGTATAGCTCCAACTTTAACGAGTAGTGGAGCGAATGAAAAAATAATTAGAGAAGAACCACTAGATAGACCTGGTTGGCATAGAAATGCTAAAGAAGTATTAAATGTGGAAGGAGTGTGTAGAACATTGTCAACACAAAGTAATAATTTACTTACTAAAATTAAAGAACCAACAACATTAAGAATAAGAAAACTAACGCCAAAAGAATGTTGGCGACTAATGGGGTTTAATGATGAAGATTTTGAAAAAGCAAATAAAGTTAATTCAAACACACAATTATATAAACAAGCAGGTAATAGTATAGTTGTTAATGTGTTAGAAGCTATATTTGATAATTTATTGAAAGATTATAAATGAAATGATTTGAATTGACTAATATATTAAAATAATTATAAAATTTAATAAAATATATTGACTAATATATAATAACATGATATATTGTTATTGTAAGGAGAAGATAAAAAATGAAAATAAAATTAGATGACTATGTTTATAGAAATTTACAAAAGTATCGAAATTGTTATATTGACTCGAAGATATATGATAAATTTGGAGAAAAATTATTGTTACTAGAATTAAAAAAGAAAGGATATAATTGTAGTATTTCTGAACATAAAGATTATTATACAGATATGTATGGTTGTAAGAATTACGAAAAAGATTATATTATTGAAGTGTTATGAATTACAAAGATTTTTTCCCCGATTTGATAGAAGACGATGAAAATGTTGTTATTAATAATTATATTGCAGACGATATAACTACTTTGAAAAAAAATTATACAATACTGTTAGATTATTCTAAAAATTTGGAAAAGAAAATTTATAAGCAAAACTTAAAAATAGCAAAATTAGAAAAGAGAATAAAATGTTATGAGGTGAAGAAAGATGAAAAAATACATATTGAAACACAAGATGAATCGAGTATTTTTAAAATTTTATAAATCATTGAATTATCATCATTACGTATGTGATCCGTTAGATGCTACTAAATTTGATAAAAAGCAAGCAAATATTTGGCTAAAAAAATTCAAACATCCTGAAAACTGGGAATTGGTAGAGATAGAGGTGAAGAAAAATGAAAAAAGATAAAAAGAAAATTGATTTTGTAAAATGCGAATGTGGTTATAATAATTATCCTGAAAATGTAAAACGATATGGTACATGCCGTTGTTGTGGAAAAGTTTTAGACGCAAAATATAAATTTGAATATGATATGTTTTGCAAATTGCGTTTGTGGAAAGGTAAGAAATGGTGATAAAAATGGATAATAAATTAAAATTGGTAGTTGTCTTGTTATATGTTGGTGTCTTCCTTATCGTACTTGGTTTATTTATTGGTATCTTAGGCGCATTACATGATAAAAGATGTTATGAATTACCGTTAAATGAATTTTATAAAGATAAATCATGTAGAGTTTATAGAAAGGATCGATAATGGAAATGATGGGTATACTATTATTTGGTATTGGAATGACTGGGATGTATTTTGATTTACGACATAAATATAAAATTATGTATAGTAATTATCAAAATTGTCTAAGAGCCTTGGCTGAAAATGATCCAGAATTAAAGAAGTATATTGAAAATAAATAGGAGAAATAAGAATATGGATAATAGAACAATAGAACAAGTTAGAAAAAATGAAACTAAACTTATAAATGAAATTAAAAATTTAGAACAGCAATGTAAAAAGCAAAAAGAAGTTATTGATAAGTTGGAATTAGAGAATAAAGTTTTAAAAGAACAAATGGTTGCAATGGTTAAACCAAATTATACTTATGGTATTAGATAGAGGTGTTAATTATGAAAGAAAAATATTTAATAGGACTAGCAAACCTAGTAAATGGTTCAATGCTAGGATATGAAGATAAAGGTAATATAGAACAATATAAGAAATGGATAACAGACTATGTTAAAAGTTTAGAAACTAGAGAGCTAGTAATAAGACAAAATAGTAATTGTGTTATCCGGTTTAAAATTAGTAATTAATGTTGATTTGCGAATAATTATAACATATGATATAATAAATATAAGTGTAGGTGAACGTATGAAAAATATTTCTAAGTTGATTATTCGTGAAATGAATATACAACGTATTGATATGATGGGTTATTATTTAAAAAAAGAAGATGTTAGTTATCATCATCTTATGATACCAAATAGAGAAAACGGGCCAATGACTATTTGGAATGGTGCGATATTAAATAGATCTACGTCACACCCCTATCTGCATTTAATAGAATCAAAAGATTATGAGATATTCATGAGAATAACCTCTGAAATGATTGATGAAAAAATAAAAAATAGAATTGATATTGAAAATTTAAAATATATTAATGATTTATTATGTTATTTTGAAAAAGAATTTTCAAATATGAAATCAAAAAAGGGGAAATTATTAATAAAAAATGATTATAAAGAAAGATTTTTAAAAAAATAATCTTTTTTTTTATTTTTATTGACTAATAACTTATAATATGGTATATTAATATTGCCATATAAGTAAGGAGATGAAATGATAATGACAATTGAAAATTTAAATAAGGGGAACATGAATATTGTATTACAAAAATATATCGATGAAAGAGAAAGCTTTAAAAAATTATATTCGTTTGAGGAATATATTAATGATTTTGTTAGAATATGTGAAAATTGTGGTGATATAGTGATTGTAAATGATGGCGATATTGAATTGCCTCTTTGTACTAATTTTAAAGGAGAAAAATTCAGATGTTGTGATCGATGTTATAAAGATTCTATTGAATATGAAAATAGTAAAAATGAAGAAGAATATGAAATTATATAATTTTTAATAAAAGGAGAAATAAGAATATGGATAAAGAAATGTTAGATATAGTCAATGATTTATCAAAAAAGCCAACAACTGAATTAGCATTACAAATTATGGAATTATCTGGTAAAAATTTAATTTTAGAACAACAATGTAAAAAGCAAAAAGAAGTTATTGATAAATTAAGTAAAATTATTTTTGAAATAAAAGATAGCATAGAAATAACAGGAGGCTATCCTAGTAATTATATAGATGATTTATTAAAAATATTAGAAGATAAAGAGGTGTCAGAATGAATATTGAAGATAAAGAATTTATGGGAAAATATATCTTAAATAATCCTTTTGAATTTAAACAAGGAATAATATCACATTGCAGAGAAATGGATAAAATAGATGTTTATAATTGGGTTGCAGAAGATGAACTAAAAATAGATAAATTACAACAAGAAAACAAAAACTTAAATGGTGCTATACAAACTTATGATATACTTTTAAAATCAAATACTGAAGAAAATAAACAACTAAAAGATAACTGGAATTATATAAAGAAAATGCTTAAAGAAGTAAGACAAGAGAAATTTAATGTTAATGGTTATTGTGGTACCTGCACTGATGTTGATATAGATTTCTTATTAAATAAAATGCAAGAACTAGAAGGAAGTGATAGTAATGAATAAAGAAGAAACATTAAAACAAATATGTAAAATGATTTCAAGCGGTGATATTCCTAAACAAATATATGATAAATATTTATCTAGTACACCAATAGGTTTCATGAATTATAAAGAGTTATGTGATTTTTTTGAAATAGTAGAGAAAGTAGAAAGTGATGAGTAAATGACTAGAGAAATAGTTGTTAAAAAAGTAAATCTACAACAAGACGAAGTAGATAGGCTTAATAATACAATTGAAATGCGTGATAACACTATTAAATATCAACAAGACCAATATTTAAAACTTTTAAGGAGATTAGACAATAAAGAAGCTTTTGGACTTAATTGTTTATTATTTACGTATGATGAACTTATTAAAATATTAAAGAGTAATTATCATCCATTAAAAGATTATATTGAAAGATGGTTTGGTACATATGAAGATTTTAAAGAAAATGAAGGCCTATTCTTTTCTGAAGGCGGTATTGAAGTAGAAAAAAATGCTTATTGGTTGGTTAATATTAAAACAGATTATGCTTATAGCTTTAAAGATATTGAATTATTAAATAGAAAAGTTTATGAGTTAGAGAAAGTAGAGAGTGATGAGTAAATGAATGATAAAGAATATACTTACAACATTGATAAATACACAATAGGTGTAGATGAAAATGGAGAAGATGGGATTGGCTTAACTGTTGCAAAAGTAGAAAATGGTGTGATTTATTTTTTAGGTAATTGTTATGGTGAAAATGCTAGATGTATTGATTTATTAATAAAAGAAAATCAAGAATTGAAGAAGCAACTCGAAGAAAGAAATATTGAGTATTTTAAAGGTGCTTATGACACTCACGATAAATATTATACCCAACAAAAAGAGTTTATAAAATATTTAGAAGACGAAAAAGATAGATTGATAAAAGAAACAAGCCATTATTATATAGATAGTTTTGATAGACAACACTCAGTAAATGAAACAATATATGATGAAGTAAATGATATTTTACAAAAATGCAAAAGTATAATAGGAGATGTTAAGAATGAAAATAACAATGTATGAATTATTAGGATTAGTAAAAGATGGTAAACAACCAAAGAAAATAAAATATAGTTCATGCATTATGATATATGATGTTGATGAAAATGATTATAGAACACCAGAGAAAGATTATTATGATGCAGATGTAAAAACTTATAAATATCTTACAGATTGTATAGACCTTTTTACTGATTTAAATGATGAAGTAGAAATAATCGAAGAGCCAAAGAAGATAGAAAAAATAACTGTTAGAGAAAAAACATTAGGATTTCCAAATGGAGAATGGACTGCAAGAAATATGGACAAGGCTTTTGCTATTAAAATCAATGAACTAATAGATGAAATAAACAATTTAAAGGAGAAATAGTTATGAGCAATTTTAGAATAAAATGCCCTTATTGTGATGAATATAATGAATATAATTTTAAGATATGCAAACAATATTCAAACTATAGAAAAGTTAAATGTGATAAATGCAATTTGCAATTTGAAATTAGTGTTTATTGTGGAATAAGTTGTAGTGCTGATAATGAAGAATTAAAAAAAGTAATACCAAAAGATAAGGTAGAAATGGTTAAAAATATATGTTCTAAATATTTAAAATATAGTGGCAAAGGTGGTTATGAAAATCGTCGAGACATAACAATTAATTCTAATATTGAAGAAAACATTATTAATTGGAATAATGAAAATTGTTATTGTATATCATTAGGCGGAAGAGCAACTTATTATGAAAGTGAGTTTAGAAGTGTTTACTTTTATATTTACCCAAGTGGAAAGATAGAACAAGAGTGCGTGTCTGCTTACAATTGGAAACAAAATTGCTGGTTTAAAGGGGATACAATAGAAGAAAAAATAGATAATTATATTCAAAACGTATTGATAAAATGGGAAATAATTTAAAGGAGAATGATTAAAATATGAAAGAAGAATTTGAAGTAAAAAGTGAAGAAGTACTAAAGATAATTGAAAATTATAGAGATAAATTAGATATAACAAGATTTTATTTAAAATTTGATGACATGTATGACAAAAGATATATTTTGAGAATTATATTTAAATGTGATTATAAAAGATATAATTATGAAAATATAGACGATGGAGAAATAACAGTAGATTTTACAAAAGAAAAAAATATTATTAAATTAGGTAATTGGGTCAGCAATTCAGGTCTTGTGTTTAATAATTTATCAAAAATCAAATTAATGATAGAAATGATAGAAAAACTACAAAAAATAGAATATATGAAATTGCCAGAATTCAAAGAATATGTTGCTTTAAAAGATAAGCAAAAAGAATTAGAAGAGCAAAAAGAAAAACTAGAGAAAGAACTAGTAAAACAAAAAGAGGAAATAGAAAACAAATTAAAAGAATTAGGAAAGGAAAATGATTAAAATATGAAAAGTGCTAGAGAGTTATTTGAAGAACTAGGATTTCAATTTAAAGAAGAAATGAATACGTGGAAAAATGTGTTTGAAGAGAAAAAAATAGTAAAACACAAATTTATTTATAAATGCAATTCAAGTATAAATTATAAATATAGTTGGCTTGATATAGAATTTGATTTATTAAACCAAAATATTAAATTTTTCCAACATAGTATGAGTGGTATTTCTTGCATACTACCTATCGGAATGGATTTATGGAAAACAATAAACAAACAAGTAGAAGAATTAGGTTGGAAATAGAAAGGACTGATAAAAATGGACGAATTAAAAGAAATGTTAGATAAACACGAGAAAATTCTTAAAGATAACAATTGGATACAAGCTATTATGATTTTAAGTTTATTTGGAAAAAATATGACAATAGAAGAAATAGATGCAATGTTAACTAAACTAGAAAATGGAACATTAACTAAAGAAGAATTTTTGAAAAAAGAAATGGAAATAAATGACAATGATGTTTAAAATGACGATTAAATACAAACATAAAGAAGAATTATACAAAGTTATAAAAATTTCATCAGATAAAAGAATCAATGTTTTGAAAGATGGTAAACAAATTATTATTGGTTTAAATGATTGTGAAAATACTCATTTATATGAATTCAATGAAGATGAAGTGTATGGTTATGAAATAGCAAGGATATTATAGAGAAGGAAGTGAATGAAAATGGAATTATGGATTAGAAGCCAATCTAAAGAACTTTTAATGAAATCACCAGAATTAAGATATAACCGAAAAGATAATAATCATAGTATATTGGCTTATGACACACTTGGTGTTTACAGAATTTTAGGAACATACAAAACAAAAGATAGAGCATTAGAAGTATTAGATGAAATACATAAATGTATCATAGATAAAGAAGTTTTAGATGGTTGCAATAATATATTAACATTAGCTAATAATAAGAGCCTAAATGAAGTCAATCAAATAATAGGCAGAGTGGAAAAAATTGCAGTATATGAAATGCCAAAAGATTAAAGAAAGGAATGATAGATAATGTTTAAAATTTTATTTAAATCAAAAATTAGAACAAAGACAGAATATCAAGTTGGAGATACAGTTTATTTACTAGCATATCCGTATAGAAGTTATGGTTTTGCAGATAGAAAAGAAATTCAAGGGTTAGGAGAGCAAATAAAATTATTTAAAATGAAAATTACAAAAATAATTTTTGATGAAAAGAATAAACCACAATATTTTACAAATGTTAAAACAGGCTTGGAGAATAGTTATGGTGGCTATTATGTATTTAACAGTTGGGAAGAAATTGAACAAGCAATTAGTAAATTTGTAGATAATGATATGCAAAAAGAAGTAAAAATATTAGAGGCAGAAATAGAACAATTATATGAGTTTATTGTTAAAATACAACATTTAGGAGAAATAGAACAACAAAGACTTGTTAATTTAGAAAGCAAAGGAGAATAAGTATGAAAGCAAATCATAAAGAATTATTAGGATTATCATTTAATGGAAGATTAAAGAATTATTTTAATGATAATTTTGAATATCATGATTATAATGTTGGAGATTTAATTATGGTTGAAGATAAAAGAATGAGTGGAGATAGTTATATTGCAGTGGGTATTATTATAAATAAAAAATATGATGAATATTATAAAACATATCAATTAAATTATGTTGTTTTATCAACAGGAAGTTGTGATTATGGAAATAGTTGGATTGCAGGAACATTAGAAGATCTTGATAAACAAGTGATTAAACATCTACCAAAATATTGTATAAATGAATATTTAGAAAGCAAAGGTGATAAATAATGAATAGAGAAATAAAGTTTAGAGCATGGGATAATGTTCATAATAGAATGATTTATTCTGACAAGCATTTAGGATTTAGACCTTTTGAAGATAATAACAGTTTTGATAATTATGATTTTAATATATCAAAAAAAGGTGTTTATTGTTTTGCTTATGATGAATATGATGATGACTTTGGCGGTGGTGTATGTAACGAAACTGATTTACCTATTATGCAATACACAGGGCTAAAGGATAAAAATGGTGTAGAAGTTTACGAAGGAGATAAAGTTATGCGTGATTATGAATGGACTGAACCTGATGAAATCGGTATCATAACTTGGAATAAAGATACGGCTAGTTTTCAAATAAAAGGTCATATTCCCAGTTCTTCTATGAAGCATTTAGATAGAATGAAAGTAATAGGAAATATTTATGAAAAAGAGGTTGATTAAATGAATTTAGAAGATTATAACAAATATTATATACAAGGCTCAGACCATTATTTAATACCTAAAGATGTATTTAAAGCGTTATTTAATGAAATGATTAATTGGAAAGAAGAAAGTAAAAAGCAAAAAGAAGTTATTGATAATGCAACAAATAAAATATTATCACATGAATTAACAAAAGATAAAATTGTACAGCAAGATTGTTTAACACATTGTTATGGAATACCAATAGGAGATATACCTAAATTAATAACTCAACAAAAAGAATTTATGAAATGGCTAGAAAGTGTAAAATTTATAGGAATTATACCAATTAAAATGGTTTGTGATAAATATAAAGAAATAATAGGAGTATCAGATGAAAAGAAATGAATTTGAACAAAAATATCTAAATAAAATGGTAGAAGTTGTATTGTTTGATAATGATACCTTTAGAGGTTATTTATATTCAACTAATGACTATATGAATAAAACAAAACTATTAGATATGAAAAACCATTATTTTGTAGGCAATGATATAAGAGAAAATAGTGTAAGATTTAGAAAATCGCACATAAAAAGAATAAAGTTGGTGAGTTGTTTAAGTATAAACAAACATTATAGATTAGGAGATGATAAATAATGTTTTGGTTAGAATTAAGAGCAAAAATAGAAGTTATAGGAGCTTTTATAGGATTAGGTGTAGCAATAATATATATAATTTTATTAATAATAGGACGTGATAAAAAATGAAGAAAATAAAAGAGTATTATATTTGTGATAGGTGTAAAAAGGAAATAAATAAACCATATTTTGTTTGTGACGGAATTACTTATTGTAACTATGAATTATGTAAAGATTGCAAAGAAACTTATGACAAATTCAGAGAAGAATATCAAACTATACAAAATAAATTTGATGAATTGAATAAAAAATATAAATTTGGTAAATGGTTACCAAAAGATAACTAGGAGTTGATTAAATGAAATTTAAAATGAATGATAGAGAATGGATTATTAAAGAAGTTGAACAAAACGAATTATGTTCTGCTCACAATGATTTTAGTGGAGATGGTTGCTATTATGGAACTACATTCCCTAGTATTCAAGAAATATGGTTATACAAAGATATAAAAAAAGAAACAAAAAAGAAAACATTATATCATGAATTAATGCACTGTTATTTATTTACATATGTTTCGTTTAATAATATTGATTTTTGTATAGATGATTTTTGTGATATATCAGCAAATAGCCACGATATCATACACAAAATTGTAGAAGATTATTTTAAGGAAGATAAACAAAATGCCAATTAAAAATGTCAAAGGTATCTATTTATATTAGATAAATAATTAAGGAGATGATTACTTATGAATACATGGGAATACATAAAAGATAATTATATAAATAAAGGTTTAAAAATATTCCCCATAGAATCAAATGGAAAGAAACCAATGATAGAAAATTGGATGAATGATTGTTCATCTGATTATATGCAAGTTCTATATTGGTATACACATTGCCCTGATTGTAATTGGGGTTTACCATGTACGCCTAATAATATTTTTGTACTTGATTTAGATAAACATGATAAAGAAAAAAATGGTGTTGATAACTATAATAAATTGATAAAAAATTTAGGTGATATTAATGCTTATTGTAAAACATTGGAATGTATTCAAAAAACACCAAGTGGTGGGCAGCATATGATATTTAAAACCGATGATGACCTTAAAAATGTTGCTAATAATTCTAATATATTTAAAGATTATCCAGGTATAGATTGTAGAACCGATGGATATATCGTAGTTGAACCTAGTATTATAAATGGAAAAAAATATGAATTTGTTACTCCAAATAATTGTAATCCCAAGTCAATACCACTTGAACTTAAACAATATATATTAGAACATGCGAATTTAAAATCTGATATAAAAAAAGAGCCTTATAAAAAGCCTATTTCAGTTGAATGTGGCGATAGAGATAATCAATTATTCATGTATATAACAAATTTATATTATAATACTAGATTAGATTCTGATGAAATATTATGTTTAGCATTCAATTTTAATGAAAATATATTAGAAAAACCATTCCCAGAAAGGGTGATTAAATATAAAGTTAATAAAATATTTGAAAGAGATAGAGGAACTTGTTTATTTATAAAATTAAATGATGATTAAAAAAAAAAAGACCCACCTTAACGTGGGTTGAAATGAGATAATTGCTGTGTAGATGATATGTCTCATCTAACACATGTTACATTGTAACAGATTTATTTTATTTTGTCAAAATGGCTAATAACTATTGACTAATTAAATAAGATATGTTATATTATATTTGTAAGGAGGAATTGTTTATGGATACAGATTTTTATAAACAAATGGTTTATATCAAACGTAGTAAAGAGTGTTCTATAAGAGAATTGGCAAAGGAATGTGGTTTATGTTATGGTACGCTTATAGAATTTTTTAATACAGAAAAACCATTTCGACCATTGAGAGAACAAACAATGGCTAAAATACACAATCATTTAGGTATTGCTTATATGGTTATGGAAAATTATAATAAAACTATTTTAAAAGAACGAGGAGAATAAAATGTATAAATGTTATTTCAAAAATTTGGAAAATGATAAAGAATTTGTAAAAATATTTGATAGTCCATATCAAATGAATAATTTTTTAACAAAATGCAGATACTCAAAAAGAATTAAGCTCATTGGTAAGGTGAAATTATGGGGGTAACACAATATAAGGTTGGAAAATCTTGGGAAGAGGAATTAATGGATTATTATCATAAAAGAGGATTTTTCACATATAAATTTCCTACCGAATTCAATGGTACTATTTGTGATTTAATTATTGCTAGAAATGGTTCGTGCATGTTTATTGAATGTAAACATATTAAACATAAGAAATTATATTATAAAGCAAATGGGATTAATAAAAAAAGAGATGAATTGGATAATTTTGTAAAGAAATATAATAACAATATTTATATTATGATAAAATCTGATGATTTAGGAATTTATTGGACAACTTGGTTAAAAGCAAAACCAATATTTGAAGAAAAAGGATATTTAGATTTAGCAACTGATTGTTTTTGTGCAAATATAAGAAAATAAAATATTCCTAATAGATGAAAGGTGGTGATGGAAATGCTGATAACACTTAGTAATATAATTGAAATAAAAGATCCAACAAAAGACATATTAGATTATTGTAAGAATGAATTAACTTTTAAAAATCCAGATTATATTAAAAAACAAAAATTAGGTTTTTGGATTGGTAAAACTCCAAAAAATATATCATTATATGATATATATGATAATAATATTTATTTGCCTATAGGTTGTTTTGATGATATATGGAAATTACATCCTATTAAAGATGATTATAAAGATTATTCAATAACAATTACTAGAAACATAGCAAGTAATATACAACTTAGAGAATATCAAAAACCATGTACAAACGCTTTAAAAAGATATGTTACTGGAATCTTTGTGTTACCAGCTGGTTAAGGTACTGGTAAAACACAAATTGGTTTAGAGTGTGCCGCGACTTTAAAGCAACATACATTGTGGTTAACAAATACCAAAGATTTACTTAACCAAGCAAAAGAAAGATGCGAAAATAACCTAAACTGTTCTACTAGTGTTATAACAGATGGCAAATGTGATTCATCTGGTGATATAGTTTTTGCAACAGTTCAAACTTTATCGAACATTATAGATAAAGAAGAAATAAAACAAGATGAGTTCGGTTTATTAATTATGGATGAATGTCACCATTTAGCAAGTAATGCTGAAAGTGTAATGATGTTTGAGAAATGTATAAATTATTTTTCAGCAAGATATAAGATGGGTATTACCGCAACATTACATCGCTCAGATGGTCTTGAAAAAACTACTACAAAATTAATAGGGAATGTTATTTATGAATTAAAAAAGAATGATACAAAAGATAAATTAATAGGTTATTATGAAGGTAAACCAGTTGTTGAAGTACCAAGTAATATGTTTCAAGTACCAGCTAGAATAACTTTTGTAAAAACTAATTATTCAGTGATGGATAAAGATGTGTATGATAAAACTGGCAGAATAATGTTTACAAAATTAATAACAGATATATCACAAGAGGAAGAAAGAAATCAACAAATATTATCTATCTTACATGGCTTAGATAAGCCTACGATAGTTATTTCAGAAAGAGTCGACCAATTGCATTATCTTAGTGAAAAAACTCCAAATTCAGTATATATTGATGGCAAAACAAAAAAAGCTATTAGGGAACAATCTATTGCTGATTTTAAAGATAATAAATATAATGTATTGTTTGCTAGTTATTCATTAGTAGCAGAAGGTCTTGATATCCCACAATTAGAATATTTGATAATGGCTACGCCTGTGAAAGATGAACGACTTGTCATTCAAAGTATTGGTAGATGTCAAAGACCTAGTAAAGGTAAAACATTAGCAAAAGTATATGATTTGGTTGATAATGTTGGTATGCTTGATAGATTTACTGCAAAAAGAAAAAGTGTATATAAAAAAGAAGGATGGGATATTTTATGAAAAATTTATATGATTTTGATATTTATTATAATAACGAAAAATTAGATGATGTTGTTTATATTGACGAGGATTATGCGACTGGGATGAATGGCAGATTTATAAAAATAGAATATATTAAAGATACAAAATTATTAACAATTATTGATAATGCTGAAAAATTTAGTTTTGTTCAAAAAACTGTATATTTTTTGAACAAGGCCCAATGATGACACGCCTTGAAAATATATAAGAATAAGGATTTGTTCAGATAAATTGAAAGCAGCTATTAAATATTTTGAATCTAATATCATATTGTTTGTTGATAGTAATAAGTATGATACTGATGAATTTGAAGAATATGTTTATGGCATGTATAACAAATATGATGATTATTATAACTAAATATAAGGAGAAATAAATATGGAAAAACAATTTAAAAATTATAAAGAAAAACAAAAATATTATAAACAAAGAAGTAAAGAAACAAAAATGTTTTGGGTGTCCAAAGAACCTAAATATAATAATAAAAAAAATACAATAATTAAGGGAAGAACGTATATAAAGGAGAATAAATAAGTATGGAAAAATTTAAAATAGGAGATATCGTAGATGATAAAATAATAAAAGATTGGAGAGGTATTGTAGTTCGAGTGTCTGATAACAGTTGTGATATATTAGCTGATAATGGGGATATGTATGTTGGTTTATCTTGTGATTACTTTAATTTTATTCACTCATTCACAAAAAATGATCTAAAAAATGGTGATATTGTTACATTGAGAAATGGTGATAAATTAATATATAACAATAATTTATTTTATGATATATCATATTATCATGATAATGGTTTGAATGACATTGATGATGTCCGTGATGATATGATTTGTAATGATCTAGATTATCGTGGATCAGATATTATGAAAGTAAGTAGACCAGTTGAATATGTAGATGTATTTTTAAGACCTAAAGAACCTAAGAAGATGACAGTATCTGAAATATGTAAAGAATTAGGTTATGACGTTGAAATAATAAAAGAAGGTGAATAATATGGTTATGATTCCTGCTAGTGTGTTTTGGTTTATAGCTGGTTTTATATCTTGCTTTTTATTGATATTACTTTGGGCAATAGTATCGTCTAAAAAACAAGCAGAAAAAAATTATGAGATGTATAAAGAATTCTTAAATAACATAGACAATAACGAGGACAAACAATGAGTTTTGATTCGTTATTAGATAGAATTTGGGGATACGACTGCGAAACATTCGCACATGATACATTATTTGTCTTTATAAATTATCGTACAAAACAAAAAGTAGTTTTTCATAACGCATTGCCAGAAGATTATCAAAACTTCATTGATGAATATAATCCAATATTGATGGGATATAATAACAATGGATTCGATAAATGGATATTAAAATGTTGCTTAAATAACTATACACCTGAGGAAATAAAAGAAGTAGCAGATTATATAGTTAATGGTGGTAACGCTTGGGACATTGATACAGGATATGCAAAACTACCAACACAAATAGATTTGATTAATTGCATTATTCCTAGGAAATCATTAAAGGAACTAGAAGGAAATTTATGTATGAATATTACAGAAACTACAGTTCCTTTCGATTTACCTGACAAATGGAATAAACAACAATATGAAGAAGTTCTATATTATTGTACTTGTGATGTTGAAGCATTATTTCCAATATTTGATATGCTAATGACTAGATTTAAATCAAAGTATATTATTGCAAGGCTTGGAAATATTGATGAAGAATATGCACTTAGTTTGACTGATGCTAATTTGACAGCAGTATTACTTGGAGCTAAGAGGAAAGAACATGATGACAATTTTGCATATGTTTATCCAGATGTTATTGATAAATCAAAGATACCACAAAGTGTATTAGATTATTTCGATGATATTATTGCACATAATGATTTAAACTATAATATTGAAGCACCGAGTTTTAAAATAGATGATTGCTTAATACAATTGGGTTACGGTGGATTACATGGTGCGAAGGAAAATACATTTGTGTATGGAGAAAACGAAGTATTATATTGCGATTAAAAATATGAAGGAGATGGATTATATAATGGGAAATAAAAAGATAAGAACAGAAAAAGAAATAAAGAAATATATGGATGAAGCTTTTGACAAAGTATGGTTTATGAGAAGTCATCCATGTGACATACCTAACATTGAAAAAGGAAGATTAAAATCCATAAAAAGAGTTGAAAAAGAATATCCAGAAGTTAAAAAAGGTTTTGATAATTGGGAGTGTGGTTTTTGGAATGGTGTGTTAGGTACACTTCGTTGGGTTCTTGGTGAAGAAGAAAAAGATAACTTAGATACATAGGTGATGATTTAAAATGCTAGTAAAATGTGAACAAATATTTATTACACCAGATGACGATAGGTGGTATAATATTGAAGATTTACCAAATGAATATTGGTTAAAAATATCCTTTTGTAATTATATGTATATTTCTAATTATAGTAGAATAAAGACATTAAGATATAATAAAAAACAAGATTGTATTAAAATATTAAAGCCTTGGAAAAATACCCACAGTTATTACATGATAAAATTAACTGATAAAAATAATAAACAAAGAAAAAATTACACGGTATCTCGTTTAATGGGAGAAATTTTTTTAAATGCTCATAAAAATGAAGAAATATTACATGATATAGATGTTACTGAAAACATTTGTGATAATAGGCTTTGTAATTTAAGAGTGGGAACACATTCAGATAATATGCAAGACTGTATAAAGAAAAATAGGCATTATACACCTTTTAAGTATAATATCGGTTTAAAACATCATAAATCAAAACCCGTTGATTGCTATGACGAAAACAATATTTTTATAAAAACGTATGAATCTATGCATCTCGCTGAAAAAGAACTAAATTTACCTTATCATAGTCTTTCATATGCTTGTAAACATAATAAGTTATTAAATGGTTTTAAATGGAAATTCCATAAGAAAGAAGGTGATGAATAAATGCGTGTTTTAGAGAACTGGGATGTAGGTTCACTATATCCTAACCTAGTCAGATTATATGGTTATTCAAGTAGAAATCAAAAAGATAAACAAGCTTATACTGATTTACTTTCAATGAGAATGAAAGCAAAACATGGTGAATTACCTGATGAATTTCTTAAACCTCTTAGTCTTACAAACGATGATTTAAAACTAGGTTTAAAGTTACCTTTAAATGCGTATACTTAACTGGAACTTTAAGAGCTAGTTTCAATGCTTTATACGACAACTTACAAGGATTTAGTATATGCACTACAGCGCAATGTTTTATTCTACAACTTATTTATGATTTAAAAGAAATACCAACCCTTGAAATGGTATCAGCAAACACAGATGCCGTGATGTACACAATTGAAGAAGAATATAAAGAACAAGCTCATGATGTATTACATAATTGGGAAAAATTAACTGGACTTGAATTGGAAGAAGATAAAATTGTAAAAATTGTAATGCGAGACGTAAATAATTACGCAGAAATAGTTCAAACTGGTAATAATAATTATGAAGTGCATTATAAAGGGGGTGAATTAACTCGTGGAGAGCATAAGTTCAAATGGAATAAAGAAGAAAAGAAATTTAAATATTCTTATAAAAAAAGTTTAAAAAGTAATTCAATGAGTATCGTAAGTGAAGCACTTCTAAAAAAATTGTTATTTGATATTCCAATTGAAGAAACAATAAATAAATGTGATGATATATTTAGATTTCAAATTATATCACATTTAGGATCGACTTATGAAAAATGTGTTCAAGAATCAACAGATGGTGACATAGAACTTCAAAGAAACAATAGAATTTATGCAGGGAATGTTCCACATGGAACTATAATTAAAGTAAAACCAGATGGAAGAAGAGATTCACTAGCTAATTGTCCTATAAATCCAATTGTTGATAATGGAAATGAATGTACAATAAATGATATAAATAAACAATGGTATATTGACTTTGCTAATGAAAAATATATTAAATTTATTGGCGGCAGAACGCTAGAGAAATATAAAAAAGAAGAACTTCTTGATTTAGCAAAGGAACTTAATATAGATATTGAGAAGAAAACCAAAAAAGCAGATTTGATAAAAATAATAAAAGAACGTAAAAAAGCATTGACTAATAAAGTACAATATGATAATATAGATAGTGTAAAAGGAGATGAGGTAAACATGACTAAACAAGAATTAGAAGATAAGTTGAAAGAAAAAGAAAATAGTGAATTTGAATTAGCAACAAGATTACAACAATCTATGTCACAAAATGAAGAATTAGTTAATAAAATTAAAGAGTCGAAAAAAGGAGATGATAATATGGAAGAAACTGCTTATGCAAAATTATCAAAAAAACTAAATGAATTTAGAAAAAATATAAGAAAAAGGGGATTCATTCTTGATAAAGAATTGCCATCCAATTTAGGTGGAGGTGAGTATTATAGTATTAATCAAATCTACGATGCAGTTCAAGAAGAATCTATAAAAGTTGGTTTAGATTTTGCATTTGATGTTAATGATGTTATTTCATTTGATAAGGATTGTATAAAGCCTAGTGGTAGACCTCCTATACATTTAGCTACAGTAAAATGTACTGCATCATTTACTGATATAGATACTGGTGTAGTAAAAAAATATACTACAATAGGTCAAGGTAGTGATACAATGGACAAAGCTGTGTCAGGGGCATCAACAATGGCATTTAGAACATGGTTTTATAAAAACTTTACACCAAAAAATGGTGATGACGAAACTTTAGTTCCAGAAGAAACTGAGAAAAGTGAACTTCCAAAAGTTCCTGTATATATTCCAGAACAAAAGAAAGCAGAGATAAAAAAAGAAGTTGTAAAACAAGAACAACATGAAGATTCTGATGAAGAAGATATAAAAAATATTTGTGAAAATATTATGAAAGTTAGAGAGAAATTAAACGATAATGAATGGGGCACAAAGACACTTGATAAAATAATGAGTGGTAAATGTACATCAGTTGATTTAATGGAAATCGACCTTAAAGTCAAAAATAAAATGGAAAAGGTTGGATTATAATTATGGCTAAAGAATGGCGATATGGAGAGAATGGTAAAAATATCATTCTTCCTGAACCACCTAAACAACGATTAAGAATTACAGGACATCGTGTTGCTAGTGTACTTGGTTTAAATAAATATCAATCACCTTTCGGTGCATGGTGTGAAATAACAAAACTTGTTAAACTTCCTTTTGAAGATTCTAAATATACTCTTGCTGGAAAAGCAATAGAACCTAAATTAATTGATTTTGTGAGAAATAGATTCCCAAATGTAATGAGTATAGAAGAATATTATGGTAATAATATAGATAAATATAAATGGAATAATTTTATAGAAGATAGTAATATATTTGGTGGTATAATAGATGCTGTCGCAACAAAAGAGGATTTGAAAACATTAACAATGATTGTTGAATGTAAAACAAGTTCAAAGCCACATCTTTGGGAGAACAATCAAGTTCCGATTGAGTATTTATTACAAGGTTGTGAATATTCGTATTTAAAAAAATTGGATAGAGTACTATTTATATGTGCTTTTTTACAAGATGATGATTATAATCATCCAGAAATGTTTGAACCAAACGAAACAAATACAAAAATGGTTGTTAAAAAAATAAAAGATGTGTTGATAGAAATGCCAAATGGCGATATGATAACATTTGATGACGCAATAAAATATTGCGAAGAATGGTGGGAAAAATATATAGAGACAGGTATTTCACCAGAATTTGATGAAAAATTGGATAAAGAATATCTTGATATATTAAGAACTAGTAATCCATCAAATGACAATAGTTTGGATGAATTATGTAAAAGTGCCGAATTATTAGAACAAGATATAATTAAAATAAAAAATGAAACGGGTATTGAAAGTAAAGAAAAAGAATTAAAAACAATACAAGACGCTATCAAAGATAAAATGATTAATTTATTAAAAGATGGTGAAACAAAGATGTCTTATGACACTTATAAATTAAATGGTAGCGTTAGTATGAAATTTAATAGTAAAAGATTTGCAGAAGATAATCCAACATTGTACAATAAATATTGTGAAGAATCAATAACATATAGATTAACTAAGAATAAAAAAAGTAAGGAGAAATAATTATGATGATTAAAATGAATTTAAAAGGTAATTTTAAAACTGTACCAGAAGGAGAAAGAGTATTAACTATTACAAAAGCAGAAGTAACACCAAGTGGAAAACCAGACAAATTAAAAGTAACATTTCAAGATAGTGAAGGTGGCTTTATAAATAGTCAATATAAGTTTGATATTTCAGGCGCATTATATCAAATGTCAATGCTTGTATCTACCGCATTAGGTCTTGAAGATGGTGATGAATTTGATACAAAAAACGACACACCTAAACTAGTTGGTAAAAAAGTTCTATGTGAAGTGATTCATGTTGAAGGAACACGTCCAAACGAAGATGGTGAATTACCAGTATTTGCCAATATCAAAAGAATATTAAAATTAGTTGAAGAAGAATCTGATTCCCCTAGAAATAGTATTGCAAGCAATGACGATGACGATTTAGATTAATTAATAAGTCACCTCAAGGGTGACTTTTTGTATAAGGAGATTTGGTTATGAAGAAAGATCTTGATAAGATAATGTCAAGTACATTATCTACTTATTTTATAATATTAGGCATTATATTTATTTTAAAAATATGTGGTTTAAATTATTTTGGGTTAGATGATAATAATAAAATCTTAATATCGATTGATTTGTTTTTCAATAAATATCATTTACAAATGTTATGGTATGGGATAACATTAACTTTATACACATATATTATTTTAAGTATATCATGTGCCGACAACAGTAAGACAATGAAGATATTTACATTAATAACTATGCCTTTAAGTATAATATCTCAATTTTTAAAATATACTTATAATATGCCTTTTATATTTATTTTTACAGATTTATTATGGTTATTTATGTTAGAAATTGTATATATTAAATTTGTGAAGAAAAACAACTTGTGTAAACATCACATAAGCAACTATTGGTTATATTGTATAATTAATTTATTATTTCAATTTATTAGTGTTATTATTAGAAATATTCCTTTTATTAATTGTAAAAATTATATACACAGTGGAATAGCTAATATTATACTAAATTTTGATTATATAATGTTATCTGTAATTGCTTATAAATTATTTTTTCAGATGGGAGGTAATTCGCTATGGGATATGGTAGTTGGTTCATTTTTGCGCCTACAGACTTTATTAAAGAGTTTGCCGAAAAAGTTGCAAAACGCATATCAAAATAATAAAAGTAAAAATAAAGTAGATAAATTAACAAATATGATATACATACCATTGTATTTACTTTGGAATATATTTACCGTATTTGTCATTTTATTTATAGCTTTTCTAAATGATACTTTTATAGAATGTGTAATTATATTATGTAGTTTTTGGTTGAATAAAAAATTATTTGGAAAACCATTTCATATGAAAACAGCATTATCATGCTTTGTTATTTCTAACATTTCGTATTATTGTTTAAATAGAATAACTATACCTAGTAATATATCACTAATTATTTCTGTTTTGTTAGGTATATTATTAAACTATATTGCCAGTTTCTTTGTTGATAATAAAAATAAAAAATTATATAGAGGTATGACTATTGAAGTATATGATAATATTGTGCTTAATATTACTGATAAAAATAGTATTGATTATATTATTGGAAAGTTATTTTATGTAGATGGATATAGTGAAAAATGGATTTCAACAAAATTAAATTATTCTGTTCCTAGTATTCAAAAGAAAAAATATAAACTACGTGATAGTATAAAAGAACTCAATTGAGTTCTTTTATTATGTGTTTTTTATGTAAATAATTATCTATAATTGATTTAGAAATGAGGTAATTAGATATGATTGATAAGAGTACTTATCACGTTTTAAAACAACAGATAAGATGTTTTTGTCGTAAAAACGTGGAAGAATTATGTGAAAATATGGAACTAACAGAATATGAAATTAATTTGATTATGAAGTATTATGATAAAGTAAGTAGAGTTCAAACCTGTATGGATTTGGGGATATCAACTACAACATATAGTAATGATATGAAAATTTTATTCTCAAAAATATACAATTATAAAAACACCCATGAATAGGGTGTTATTTTTTTTTATTATGGAGGGCAGAATGAGATTCGAACTCATGAATATTGGTGTTGCAGACCAACCTCTTAATCCGCTTGAGTATCTGCCCATAAAGAAGAAATTAATCTTCTTATTTAACAATCCAACAATACTCGGCTTTTCTTTCTCGACAATCAAAACTATCATAAACTACACCATATTTAGAACAAACAATATGGCCATTCATTGTTATAAGAATAACATTATCGTTGTATTTTGCTGATACTTCCCCGACCGATAAATTATATGTAGGTACTTTTTTATATCGTTCGTCTAGATAATTAATTATAAACGCTCTATCGTCCATCATAGTTCCTTTAATCCTTGCCAAATTACTCATATGTTGGTATGTATCATCCCAACTATTACCTGTTGCAAGACTTATCGCCCTTATAGTACAATCATTCTCAAATAATCCTAAAGCATTGTTGTTATAATATTTATACATTACATTTCACTTATTTCTCTAGTATATTTTCGTATTAAATCCATTTCTTCTTGTGAATTTGTGTCTTTTTTTAACATTTCTACAAAATCAACCATAGATTCTAACATATATTCAAGAGATTTCATAGTGTCGTCTTTAGCCCCATAATTACCACGATTCATTTCTTCTTTATCGCCCATATAATTACTATATGATTCATACATATCATCAATCATATCGTGACCTCTGTAACGTCTATCACGACCACTGTTCATGTATCTACCACGGCTATCTCTTCTTCGTCCTCCACCATAGTTCATTGATGGATAGTCATTATATCTATCGTCTCTATACATCATAATTTCCTCCTTTTTACACCAATATTCTTCATTTGCCATATCTTTATGAATATCTATTAATTTTCCAAGCATGTCAATATTATCTTCTGTTATTTCTTCTTGAAGAATATCTTCTATTATATATTCTGTTTTTTCTTTAACTTTGTCTATCATAAATACCTCCTTCCTTTAATAATCTTATTATCTCTTCATATTGTTTATCTTGATTGTTTAAATGATTTTCCAACTTTTCGATTTGTTTGTCATTTAGATTCAAATTTTCAATACCAATAATAAAAGATAATATATTTATTAAATTAAATAAATACTCGTTATTGTTTTCAGTATTCATTATGATCTTTTGCTAATTCTAAAGTTAGCATTTTGATATAAAGGTATTTGTGTAGCAGTTGGTGTTCCAGTTGCAGTTGTACCAGTTAACACGCTAGGTACTGATTGTACTGTTAAAGTGGCGTCCCCTCTGCAACAAATTGGTACTGTTTTAGTAAATGCTACATTTACATAATCACCAGCAGTTGCTATATCAGCAATAACAGTTGTACCAGGTAATAAAACTCCATCCATATATAAACCTAAAGCAACTTGTCCAGCAGTAGCACTTGTTACATTTGCGTTAAAAGTAACGTCATAGTTTCCACCATTTAAAATTTTATAAAGTGGTGAACCTTGTGAATGTTGAAGAAAACCATAGCAATTAGCACATCTTGTTCTTATACAATCCGTAGAAAATGTTAAAGGGCTAGAATTTGAAGCAAGTAAAACTGGTGTTTCTTGATAACTTTGTATCATAATATCATTCCTTTCTTATAAAATTTTCACATTAAATCGGACTTTAATGTAATTTTTCCACCTATAAATGGACTTTTTTATACTCCATTGTGGATATTAATCTAATTTTTGTGCTTTTTTCACACTAATTTACAAAATAATGTGTAAAATAGCAATTATCTAAAAAAGAGATAGGGCTTTCCTATCTCTTAAAAAATAGTAAGCACTTGTAATCAAGTTCCTGTAATCAGGTCTTACTAAAAATTTCCACATCCACCACATCCACTTGTTACTTGATAATTATAGCAACAGTTAGGGTTTGGTACTATGTAACTAGGTGATGGGCAAGGTTTTAATTCACTTAATAAATAAGCATTTTGCGCTGATTGACTAGCAGACAATCTTAATGCGTTAATTTCATTTTGTTGAGCAGTGATTTGAGCATTTTTGTCCTCAATTCTATTAGAGACTATTTCATCATGTAATGCACGATAATTTGCATTAACAGTGTCAACTATATCTCTAGTATTCATATTCATTGTATTTTGTAAATTACATGTATTAGTTGCTAGATTATAATTAACTCCTTGAATAGCACTTTGAGTTTTGCAACAACAGTCTGCTAATTGACTTGATACACCTTGTATAGCATTTCTTGTTTCGTAACCATTTGTCATAATAGCATTGTTAGTACCTGCAAATCCATTTAATATGCTTGTATTCATAGCATAGAAACCATCACAGATTCCATTTTGAATGTATCTACTTTGTGCTGTTAAATCATTGAAACCATCGCTTAATTGTCTTTGAATTGTAGCAAAATCAGAAGCTAGTACATAATTGTCAGTAGCACCTGAACCATTACCACCACCGAAGCCATTACCATTTCTACCCCAGCCCATAAAGGCAAAGATTAAAAAGATAATAACCCACCAGCTACCATTATCTCCAAAACCATCATTATTTCCGTTTCTTCCAGATAATAGAGCAACATCAGAAGCAGTTAATCCACTTTCTCCTCTCATATAAATTCTCCTTTCTTTATATTTAAAATACTTGGGAATTGCAAAATTATATTAAAAACCAAATATTTTATTTAAACATTTCTTTGAAATTATTAAATTCTTGGTCAAAGTCTTTTCCTTGACTTTTCATATAATTTCTGGCAAAATTTTCAACACCTTTTGTGTCACCTTTGTTTGCCATATCAATTAAATTTTTAAATATGGGATTGTTATTTTGAGATAGCATTTTCATTGCCATATCTTTTGGATTACTAATTCCCATCATACCTTTTAACATATTTACTGGATTCATATTATTCATCCTTCTTCTTTTTCTTTAAATCTTTTATAGATTGTTTCAAATCTTTTATGTCGTCTTTTATATCATCTAAATCACTTAAATCAATATTTTCTATAGCTTTTTCAATATCAGTCATTGTAGCATATTTTATTGATGATTCTTCTTCGTTTTCAACAGGCTTATATATTATTGTTTTACTAGTACCATCATTTTGTAATTTTTTAGTAACAATTGCACTTCCATCGATTAATGGAAAATAACAAGTACTTCCGTCTAATGGTATGTCCGTTGCTTTGACAACATCTATACTATCGACTTGTTTTCCTAATAATGAACAATATTGTTGTATAGGTTGCATAGGTGGTTGTATATTTTGTTGAGGCATAGGTTGATTATTAGGTTGATTTTGAAATCTTTGATTCATATATGGATTAAAACCATACGGATTGTTATACATGTGATCACTCCTTTAGTTAACAATTATCTCATCTCAAACATAAAAAAATAGAGAAGTAATCCATATTATTATATATAATAAAATGATATTCACTCCTCTTCGTGTTAGGTAAACAGAAAACTAAGTATTAACTTGCTTTCTGATTAAATTATATATTAAAAAGCTAAATAAAAAATACAAAATTTATAAAGAAAAAGTAAAGTGAAAATAAAACAAAAGAAAATTATCGATTATGTTTAATCGATAATTTTTTATTAGTTATTACTGACTTCATATAAATATTTACTAAATACCCATACTACTCTATCATCTATAATAAGTTTCGCGGAATTACTGTTTATGTCTATATCTTCCACAGTATAAATGCTATCATTCTTAACATATGAATTACTACCACTTAGGACTTGATCTTTTGTAGGGTTTCCATTCACATCACATTCTACAAATGGTCCTGTTGGTAACCAGTGATAAGATTTTACTTTTTCGGCTTTATATGAATTATAAGAGCAACCTGTTAGTTGACAACAACCGAACAAATTACTTGACAATGGACTTTTTAGAATATCTACTTTAAATACTCCATTGAATTTTACTTTACTACCTTTGTAAAGTATTTGGTCTGCACCTTGAGGCTGTGGATTATTTACTGGTACCTTATCTGTTGTTCTCCAATTACCTCCCATACCATTTAATATATTGGTATTATCAACGAAATAACAATCATCTAGATCATATTCATTATTAAAATGCCATACTCCATATTGGTTTTTAGTCCAACTGGTATCTGCACTTTGACTTACTTCTATATGACAATGAACTCCTGTGGCATTACCTTTTGTTCCCATATTACCTAATTGACTTCCTTGAGGGACAACTTGTCCTATTTTAGCATCCATTGTATTATCATGAACCGTCATAAAAGTTGCATAATCTATTCTTCCGTTTGCAAATCTAACTTTATTTAAAGATTGCCACATTACTTGTCCTGATGATGGATATGTTTTTAAACATTTACAAGTACAAGGCGCATAGTAAGGATATTTGATTCCAACTTGAGCACCTCTAACATCGTTAGCCATTATTCCTTTGTGTGAAAAATTACTATTTGAACCCTGTGTTATATACATATCTGTAAATGGGCATAGAAAATCTTCTATACCACCACGAATAGACTTTTGACCTTTAATCATAACTACTCATCTCCCTCTACAATTCCAATGATTTCTGATTCTTCCGTTCTTTTATCTGTAGTTGCCATATTTACTCAACCTCCTTTTTTTTATTAAAAAAGTATGTCATCACTGCTCCGTAAGAAGTACTAAATAGCATCAATACCTCTTTGTTAACTTCAAACGGTACAAATAATAACACAACCATTGCTAATGTCATTATTACTGTTACAAAACTCTTTAAATCATCCCATGCTTTTTTCATAAATTATTTACCTCTTTTCTAAATTATTTTTTATTTCTTCCACAATAAATTGCGTGTGCTCAGTTTTTTTGTCATGTGCAAGCATTATTTCTTTTTGCTCATCCATTGATTGTTGAACAAGATTCATACTTTGTTGTAATAGTGTTAAACTTTTTTCTGTGTTTTTCCCTGAAACAGATATTTCCCCGAGACATTTCTCATTTTGTTTCAGTGTCATTTTAATGTCTTTTTTATTCGTAAACCAGTCGTAGATAAATAGTCCTACAATCACAAAACCAATGCCATAGTTAAAAACAAGTTGTACTATATTTTCCATGTTTACCTCCTAACTCAAATCACTATTCTGATTTTCATCTGATTGTGTATTATCTGCAGTTGCAACATCATTTGTAGTTGATTGTGTATTATCTGTGGCTGGAACATCATGTGTAGTTGATTGTAATTCATTTAATTTGTTATCTATATAACTATTAATATAATTTTCTATTGATAGTTTAAAGTCTTTATAATATTTAGCATTGATTTTTGGTAATAAATCACTATCAGTAAATATGTTGGTTACTCCGCTGTAAGATAAAGGCATATCTACTATTCCTAAATCGACTTCGTATGGGGTATTAAGAACGTAATAGACTTCTACAGGATGTATTGATAGCCAATTGGTTAGCCCATTACTTGAAATTTCTTCAAGTCTTGATTGTAATATCTTCATTTGCAATAGATTGTTATTTGAACCACCAGTGGAAATATTTTCTGAATTACTTGCCCAACCATTAGACATATAAATAAATTTATCAGAAATCATTGTTGAACTTGATTTAATAGCAGTTCCTATATTAAATTGTGCAACAAATTTATCATCATTAATCACTTTTGAATAGCTAATTGGTTGAGTTCCATTTAAAACAGTCTTACTAACAATCTTATTTAATACTAAATGATGCTTTCCGTCCTCTTTATAAACTACCTTTAATGTATCTTTATAAGTGTCATCAATTTTACCTATGAATTCATTTTGAGGAAGATTAACATCTATTTGAGAATAAAGCCTATCAACATATGAAGTAACTTTATCATCTTTTTCTACTTGTATGTAATTAATATCATTTTTTGTAATTGGTACATATGTTTCATCTGAATATTGATAAATTGATAAATAAATATACAAACTATCACTAACATCTATTGTTGTTCCACTGATAGTTCCTACTGTTCTTACTATCAGCTTATTAGATGAATCAAATTTTGAATATATTGCATAAGTTGTTCCCTTAAGTGTACTGGAAAAAGATAATGTTATTTTATCGGCGTTTCCAACATAAATAGGCTTTTGTGTTCCTATTCTATCAGAATTTTCAATAGGAAGACCTTCTTTGTTTAACGAATATCCATCCGTAAAAGACGTTATATCGCACAAATTTTTATTGCAACTAGTCAAACTAAAATTACCAGTAATAGTCCTAATTTCTTGTGGATTATCAGGCGAAGGTGTTGTTTCTTGTTCACAAACACCATCAACACTAAGTTCTTTTAATTCATTCAAAAAACTATCTTCTACGTGAATATATGTATCGCTTACCTCTCCAACCTCAAGTACATTATCTTTTAACCTATCTAAATTATTTTTGATTTCATAAGTACATTTAGCACTTGGATATTGTGTATCCGTTGAATTTTCATTTACAAGATTAACTTTATTATTGGCTGTTTCTAAATTCTTACCAACAATTACATTTTCAAGAGTACCTTTTGAGATAATTCCAGTATTATTTAGTGCTGCATATTGTTCTAGTGTTCTTGGTGTAGCATATAAGATTCCGTCAGATGTTACTGCAGTAGCATAAAAAGGAATATTAGTTTTAATTACTCCAGCTTTATTTTCTTCTGCATAATCAGTATTTTTAACATAATTGCTATCGTTCGCTAATTCACTCACTTTCGTAGGTACGTCAGTTGTTTTTGCATAATCTTTTAGGATGTTTTTTAAGTCAGTTTCATTAACCAAACCACTTATTAAACTGTCTAACGGTACATCTATGACACTACCATTTTGCAATGTAAATGTTAGTTTCTCATTATCGTTGTTATATGTAACATTGATTATCATTGATTCAATTGGTAAATCAACGCTTCCTGTCGATAGTACATTATCATCTTTATCTTTCAATTTTAAAGTCATTATATATGTCGTACTATCTATTGTTAAATCCAATTTATTACCAGTTTCAGTTATTAGTGAATAATTTTTAAGATTATTATTAATATCGTCTATTTTCTTTACTAAATCACTATCATCATATTGATACGTGTTATTTATTTCAAGCGTTTCATTTTTTTGTTTTAAATCAATATTTGTTCCAGCAACGATATTCAATGTATTAAATCCATTAATTGTTGCATCTTTTCCATTAAAATCTCCATTTTCAACGCTAGATTTTAAGTTTTCCATATACTCTTCACGCTGTGTTTCATTCGCGATACGATGATTTTCGTTTTCAATTCGTTGTGATTCGTTATTTGTTCTTTCCTTTTCAGACAGTGTAATTTCGTTATTAAGATTTGTTACATCATTTATCAATTTATCTAATATAATAACTTTAGGATCATCTGGTGATACATCATCAGGACAATTTACAGCACCCTCAATTAATATATGTAATAAAGAAGTTTTAGCTACTATTTCATCGTCATCGTTTGTTTTAAAAAATACAACTGTCGCGTATAATTCATCATATTTAGTCATATCTCTAGTGAATGTCACAGTATTATCAGTAACATTGTCAAACAATTTTTGAAATGTTTTCCCATTTGCTTCAAAACAAATTTTTTTACCATAGTTTTTATATTTTTCTGGAATTTTGAATTCAATTTGTTCAGTTTTATTCTCACCGATATATCCTACTGTTATATGTGATTGTGATAAATGACGACAATCATCATCTATAGTGATTTTCTTCATATTTTGTCACTCCTTCCTATTTATTCTGCGACATATACATCGTATTCTATATCTATCAAACAATATGTATCATTAATAGGATACACATAACATGCGCCATCGGGATATAAGTTTATTGTTGCGGTTGACGCCTGATTTGATGCTGTACCTATACCTGACATCATACTAAATGGTTTTAAGTTACTAGGCATTTTAAATACTGTATTACTTTTATTCGATGTTAAATTACTAAGACCTAAATGTATATGAACTTTATTATTTATTCTATAATAATAACAATTACCGTAGAAATTATATGCAGTACCGACAAGTGGTGTAAATGAAACTATGTCGTTTTTTGTTATATGTGATTTTGGTATAATTTCATTAACAGCGGATACTAGGTTGGTTTTATTTTCGGTTTGTAAATTATTTAA